TTATAAACTGGATACTTCTGCATTCAATTTACTTAAAACACTCAGATCAAGTTCTTTCAGATAAATTAGTGTCGTTTTCTCGGAATTGTGCCCCAGACCGTCACTGATTTGGGAAATCGGTGCTCCGGTCCCCTTTGCAATGGATGCCCAGCTATGCCGGGCATTATAAGTTGTAAGTTCTATATGCAGTCCGGCTCTGCGTGCCACTTCCTTTAAATTGATATTTATCTCACCCAAAGCCTGGCGATATTGCCTGTATAGAGTCTGCTTTTTCTCCGGGTTCAGAAAAGGAAAGGTATATTCACTTCTGGGGTTATGGTATTTATCTAAAAAATATTGAATCGCTTCCGTAACCTGTACCATTAGGTGTTGATTGGTTTTCATACGCCTGTATTCAAGCAGAGTATTCTTTAATTGCTCTTTTTTCAAGTGAATAATGTCAACGATTGCCATTCCCCGTGTGAAAAAGCTAAACATAAACACATCTCTTGCCAAATCAGTTTTGGGGCTATCACTCAAATCAAGCTGTGCAATCTTTCTCATATTTTCTTTCGATAGTGCCCGTTTAACCGTCTTCTCTGTTTTAATTCTATATTTGATAAATGGATTTACCAGCGATACTTCTAGCTTGGCATCTTCCGCGCGGTTGTAGATAGCGCGAAAATTACGAAAGTAATACGCCACTGTATTCACAGCGTTTCCATTTCCAAGCAGGAACTGTTCATATTCATATAGAAAGTCAAAGTCTATTTCCGACAATAATAGCTTTTCATTCTGCGTAAAATGCATAAGTGAGTACATTGTACTACGGTAAGCGTTTGCAGTGCCATACTTACCCATCTTTTCTTTCCTCTCTATCTGCATTTCCATATAGACAAAAAGATAGCGGCTTTTATGCCGCTGATGAAAACGCAGACTGAAATCGTCGGCGGTGAACCGGGGTTTCTCTCTTGACAGCTCCTTTAGGAAGTTCTGTAAATCCATCCGTTTTGCATTCAGTTTCTCGTTCAATTCATTCACTTCCCGTTTTGTCAAACCTGTACCTCTGCAATAGCGTATCTTCTGATTAGATTCGTCATACTGGTTAGCTAAAACACAAATGTGTGTGTAAACCACTTTTTTCTTTCTTTGCTGTATAATCTGGAATACCAAAGGATATTTACCATCTTTATACGTTCTTTCCTTGTTTAGAATTAATTTTAATGACGCCATGTTTTTGTTAATTAATTGAATAATGATATCCTTGACAATTTAACAAAAACATGCCATAAATCCGGTAAGTTATGAAAAAAAACAATATATAATAAGATTTTATATTTTTTATCGAAGTGCGAATGGGCACATTGATTAACAGCATTATAACATATTCTTAATCCGCTCTATCTGTTTTCTGTTCCTATATATAAACTTGTCTTTTTTCACCTGTCGTATTTGTGTATAGTAAATCTCTCGTTTTGGTGTCATACGTTTGGGTCTGTGGCAATACAATCCGCACTGGGCATATTCTTTCAAGTAGCGTCGGAACTTGGGTTTCTTGAACGAAACATCCTGACTGGCACGGCAAATAACCTCGATCAGTTCTACTGAAGGTTCAGAGTTGGAAGTTCGGATAAGTGTATTCATCAGGATGCCATAAACAACAGGGGTCTCATGCTTCAGCATGAAACCTAATTTTGTCTCTTCAAACTTATACTTCTTGAACGTACCCCGTGGCCGACCGTCTTCCTTTCGTCTTTTTTCCCTCCTGTTGGGGGACGCCTTGGTTATCCGTACATTCCTTACTTTCTTGGCTTTCGGCATGTGTTGTCGTGGTTACAGGTTCTACAATCGGTTTCGGTAAAACAGGCAGAGTTGTTTCTGCAATACGCGCCCTGCTATCAAGGTCACGTTGAACATTTAGCTTTTTCATATTTATATCATATAAGTGAAATTAATATTAGTAGTAACATTGTACCAGCCACTTTCGTAGATAAGAATATTACGGGAATTTCCTGGTATCACGAAAGAAGCTCCCCGATTATATTTATGATCGTCGTTAAAATCACACAATGAAGTCCGCAATCCATATTTTGGGGCAGGAATCTTATTGGGAATGATGGCAACAACACCGCCCATATTCGAACCATCCCTGCGCCCGGTATTGATCGTCCCCTGGATACAAACGATATTCCCTATTTGCCGGATAAACAGGCTACGGGTATCGGTCGCCGAACCACTGTTAGACATTTGAAGCCAACCGGTATCTGTTACTTTAGGTTCATACTCTTCGGCATAAGCTGCCCCCAAAGTCCGACAAGCCTGCTTCTTGGCTTCGGCATTGGGAAGCTGCAAATCTGACAGTTTACTGTCTTTGCGCAGATATGTGCCGGTCACATCACTTTTTGACAGGACATCAAGTTTATCCCGGAGTGTCTTTTGCGCCTCAGCCGTATTCTTCCCTTGCTTTACCAGATGAGTGATATAATCCTGAAACAGACTTTCGACAGAAGCGAATTTCCCATCTGCTACGGTTTTGCTATATACATTAATATTAGCAGCAATCGTGTTTTTCTGACTCTCGTTGTATCCATCCAGCAGCAAGTTTGCTTTCTTATTCAGTCCTTTCACTACTTGACTGGTAGTAACAAACCCCTCAACCTGTGCATGGGATGTCCCTTCAGTATCTATGTAGGCAAAATTACCTTCCTTGATATTTTCCAGCTTCTGCTTCATCTCTTCTGTAAACGAAACACCATCATAAGCAGCATCTGTATTCAGTTTCTTTTCTAACAGTTTATCTATCTCGGTCGTCGAATACACACTGATATTTTTCCGGGCGATAACCTTGTCTACAAGATCGTTCAGATTACTTGCCTTATTCAATTTCAGTTCACCGGTTCCTTTTTTCTCCGCATCGATGTTTGCCCGTACCGCTTCCTGTTTCTGTGCTTTCAGTGCTGCCGCCTGTTCTGCAGTGAGTCCGTTTATCTCATCGGCGGTAAGGGAAACCAGTTCAAGCAATTTTTCCGATACTCTCAAAAAACGTCCATTGGTTTCCCCTTTGGAATATACATCGAGATTGTTTCGGGCGGTTCCCTTATTGGCTACATCCCCCAGATTCTCCGATGCGGTCAGTTTCAGTTTTAAGGCGGCTGATACGTCTCTGGCAGTTACGAACCCATCACCGGCTGACTGAATGCTCCCACCGCTGATTGCATTCAGCTTTTTCTTGTAATCCGTAGTAAAATCCTCCGTGGACAACTGTTTTCCGGCTATGGTAGTGACTTTCTTTTTCAGTTCTTCCGTAAAACTCTTCTGGCTCACAAAAATTTCGCTGATATTCACACCACCGATTTTCAGTGTCCCGGCAATATTGATATAACCTTCCGCAGCCAGTACGATATTCCCCAGCAGGTTATGGACGGTAAGATCAAACGATTCCGTATCGTTATACCCGATATTGCCGATTATTTCCCCCTTGCTGTCAGCCCAAACATAATTACTGATTAACAGCATATTGTCTTTTAGATAGGCCGTATTAGCCAGCACAACTCCGCTACCGGTGTTCTTGATAGTCAGTTTCCCGTTCGCATATACAGCTCCTTCTTTTCCGTTCACCTGAAACAAAGGATGGACCGCCTGTTTCCCGTTATACACGTTGAAGTTACGGAACTTGGTGGAACCACCTGCCACTCCGGTCGCATTGATGTCCACCGAACCGTTGTCCGTAGCATCATCATAGTTGGTCAGAGAAGCTCCCGAAATATAAATAGCCCCGGCTTTGCTGGTGATGCCTGACAAATGGGTATAAGAAATCCCGTTTTCAGTTACACGCGCCAGTTCTTTCCCCTGTTTGATAAAACTAAAGGAACCGTCCGTACCTATCACAATTTCATTCACCAGCAAACCATTCAGGTAAGCCCCCATAGTCGCATCGCCGTTAGCCTTTACAATATTCCTCAAAGAATACCCGTTTTCTGTATTGACTACCGATACAGCCGTTTTACTTTCTACATTCTTGTCAGCCGAAAAGTTTCCGGTTAATATCAAGTCTTTCTTTACAGTCTGCTTGGCAAACGGACTGTCTGCCAGTACAGCATACTTACCGAAAAATTTATCAATAAATCGGGGGCTATAGTCGAAAGTCAATTCTATAAATTGTGGCAAGTGCCCGGTAATTGGGTCGGCAACATCAGGAACGGCATTACCTCCCGAACTTAGATAGAGGCTCCGGCCTCTCTTGTTCACCTCATTGGCATAGGTCACGGTCTCATGGGTGTTCTGCTCATAGATATAATAGGGCCAAGTTGCATTTTTGCAACCCGAAAAATATCTCACTCTTCCGTTTATCCAGACATATCCCGGAGCAATTTCGCTGCCGGACATCTCGCATCCCGAAATGATGAAGTTGGAACAATCGGTAAATATGGCGGTCATGCTTAATGCAAGCTCCTGCAAGTTCAGAATGTCATCGGCGTAGGTGTACCGTCCGCCTGTCTCTGCAACATATTCTTTCACTGTTAATAAATATTTGTGTTAGTATTAGGTTCGATCTCCTGGCTGTCTATCTTAATCAGGTAGGTTTTCCCCGCTATCTTATAGGTATTCACCACGTGTGAGAGCATATAGACAAACTCCCCGGTATCTATGGTAATAGGTGGTACGCATATCATAAAGCTCACCTTGTTGATTGCCTTTTCTTCTGCCAGAAAGTAAAACTCCCTCGGCTTTTCATCCGGATTGACAGTGGCCACCAGCTCATTGTCAAACCATACGGTAAATGGACGGGCATTCCGAGCCCCTTCATGGTAAATGTCAACCCCGATAAGGGAGCTTTCCTTGATGTAGATGCCGTCATGGGCATCGGCAAGGTATTTCCGGAACTTGTAGTTCAAATACCATTCAAACCACATCACTTGGCTGGTCATCCGCGCCTCGATGTGTTTTTCTTTGGTAAAATCCGTAAATCGTTCATTCAGTACCTGCAAAGGATAAACCAGGCTTTGCAGGAACAGGATATACTTTCTTCCGTTCAGGAAATGCGGGATCAGTTGGTTGATTAGCCGGTCAGTGGGTAACTTGTATCTCATCCTACAATCAGTTTGATGGCTTCACGGAATCCCGGTATATCTTTCTCCTGTCCTTTCCGGGATGACTCTTTCAAATAACCGGAAACCGTATGTGTCATCCTTCCTGTCTTTTTAAGGGGCATAAGGTTTCCGTCTGCGTCATAACTGGCAATGAATATTCCCTGTTCGGGGTTGGAGCCTTCATCTATATAGACATCGGTCACGTGTTCGGCCTTTTTAATCGCTTCAATGATTTTGGAAACATAGATGCTGGAATCAAAGTCTATGTTCATCATGTAATCGTTCAGCTTTTCTTCAATCAAGTCGTATATTTCAGTTTCCCTTACCGCCCCATCATAATAAACGGATAGCCTGGGTATCAGAATGTCGCCTTCCGAACTGGTTACCTCAATACGTGTTCCGGCAAACTTGATCGTGTTCAGGTAGGAGGTGATTAGTACAAGATCATCTCCCGATACAGGAGATAAATGTCCTTTTTCACCCTGTGCCACTTTTAAAATCAGCTTATTGTCTAGGTTTACATCGCTGCTGCTTTCCGAATAGGATACCTGTGAGATAATACGCTTCGTTTCGTCAATCTCATTATATCCGAAGGCAAGCCCGTCTTCACGGATGGTCAGTTCATCACCTTTTTGAAATTGTAGCAAAGCGTTTACATAAAAAAGCGGTGTTCCATTCACCCGGCTGTTAATGGCTGTCGAAATATCCAGTGTAAACACATCCAGCAGTGTTTCAAAACTGTAAATCACAGCAGCAAACGCCCATGTCATTCCGTTCATAACCGACAACTTTGAGTCATTGGAAAATTCAGTCAGTTCCAGCCGCTTGTTGCGCTCTTTCACTGCTTCATTATAAATATCTTTAATCGTTCTGCTCATGTGATTCAAAAGTGTAAGTTAGGTCATTGATAACGAATTTCCAGTATCCTGCTTCATTCCATGCAACTTCATGCGTCAGTACCCAGATGGCCTCCATGCCGGTAGTCAGGATGTAGTTAAGGTTATCGTCTCGTTGGGGTTCTTTGTAAATGCCCGAAGGAACGGTGGTCAGACAAACATGGCAGCTTCGTCGGTCATGATACTGTGTCACCAGGCCAATCAGGTACTCGTCAAGAACAGACTGCCGGATATTTGCACCGGATAAATTAAGTTTCATCAGTCCTTTGTTGGCAAGCAACGGCAGCAGGTTACCAGTTGTCAGCCCGGTTAAATCCGCTTCATAGGTATCTTCCAGAAGGCAAAGGAAGTCCACCTCTATTTCTCCGTGTTGCAAGGTAAACTTTTCAACTGGCAGGGGACGTAGCAGGTAAACGGCAGAAGCGGACATTTTGCCAAAATTGATCTGTTTCACCGATACATCCCCGTAGAAGGAGATTTTCCGTTTGCCGGAAACCGAATTATCAAAAGCATGGGAGGCTTGTTTCAGTTTGTTCCCCAAAGCCAGTGTCTCCATTTTGCTGTTATCTCCCCAGTCTATCTCCAGTATTCCGTTCCCGGAAATCTCAAAACAGGCAGATGTACGGTTGTTTTCCAGATAGATTTCAGCTAGCTTGGAATACCCGGAAGACTTGTAATAGACGGTTCGCTCACCGTTGGCTGGTTTGATGTCATACATCTTATAATAAGCTACAATATCTGCATCGATCACAAAATCATCCGTATAGGATAACTCGTTACCGCTACTCAATTCACTTGCCAAGGAAAGTAATGGATTACATATCAGCAAATCAACAATCCCTTCAATAGAACCATGAATATGAAGAGCTATATCAAATAGATTTTGCCCTTCACACACTACATATTTACCCATTCTCTTTTTCTATTGCGTCTAAATAGAGTTCTCCGGTAACGGAATCCATATAGGCGTTGTTAATAATCATTTTGTCCCCCTCAAATTCACTCTGCAACTTGGAAGCCAATCCGTTGTTTTCAAAGTTCCCATGCAGAAAATCTATCAGTCCGACCCCGCTACTGGGATATTGATATAAATTCCCAGCGGAAGCTTTCAGCAGAAATACTTCATTCTGGCGCATGGCGGCTTTGATTTGCACATCCGACTCATTTCCACTGAACAAGGCTAAATACCCATCCCTGATTATTAGGTTGAAATAGCAGTTTTCATTCAGCACCCGGAATCCGGACAAACGGATTTCCACCTTTTCTCCCTTCCCGTTCTCCCGGAACACAGGAAACCATATCTGGTTATCCGTCTGGTTTATCAGATATTCCGTTTCTCCGTTGGCATTATCCAGCCGGAAACACACTTGCAATTCTTTGAAATCCGGAATGTAAGGAATATATACCCGGATGCCGTTTGTATTCTTATATCTCGCTTTGAATCCCGCCGGAACAACAATTTCCGCATATCGGTAGCGGTCATTATCTACACTGGTAACAACATCCAACAGGGTAAATTCATAAATGGTCTTGTTTATCAGGTTATCGGTTGTATGCAGTTCTCCGTGTATCGGGTCAACGGCAATGTCTTGTCTGGGCATAGTAGATTATAAAATTAGTAGTTAACAAAAAGCCCCGGAAACTCTTTCTTCAGAGTGCCGGGGCTCATTCACTCTATTAAAGATTAGAGTGTAACAAACTCAATTGTTTTGTGGCTTTTTAGTCATTGATTGCATTGTAGATTTTCTCTATACACTGCCACATATCGTCTTGAAGTTCCTGGTCGGACAGCTTCTCGCACGAATCTTTCAGGTAGGCAAGTTCGTCTGCACTAAACTCGGCGTTCAAAGGAATGTCTTTGGTCACATCCCATTCAATGCGTTTGGTTTCTGTATTCTCAGTAAGTCCAACTTCCTGACGTTCATTTTCAGAAATCTCTATCTTACGAAGAATTTCTTTCTTTAGGTTGAACTGTTTGAAATTACCTTTTTGAGGAAGAAAAGTCGGAATGTAGAGGCGGTCTTTAATCTGTAAATCCATTGTTATTCATTTTTATGTTCACAAAAGAATAGAAAGCAGCAACAGTGAATGTTTACTGTTTTGGGATGTTTTCGACTTCCGCTTTAATTTCCGCTTTGATTTCGGCTACAAAACTGTCAAAGTCCTCGAAGTACGGGGTTAACTTGACTTCTGTAGGAAAGCTGCACGAAGTCGTGCCGTTTTCAAGATTGATACTGCCGATGAATTGTTCTCCGTCGATAGAGAATGCGGTTACCGATACTTTTTGCAGATTACCGGAGACAACATGGTGTTCGATCTGATAATTACCGTTTTCCGTTTTTGCCGTTAAATTTTTAATCACTGTTACACTGGTTAATTGCATCATAATTTTATTGGATTATATGATAATGAATAGGGAAACTGAGGACGTAACAGGTGGTTTTACCACTTGTTACGTCCCATCACCACAAAATCAAAAGGAGCCTGGTCGGGTTTACCGCTAGAACCGATATTCTGGATAACAAAATAGCTAGTCGTTCGTTCCAGCAGGCGGAAATAGCCGTAATACCCGGTACTGGACCACAAGATTGCCATAACAGTATAATCGGTATGTCCCAGATTGTGATACACCCTATATTTACCGTCACCGATATGCGAAAAGGAAGAAACAGTCATTCCATCCCCCCAGACCTTGCGGTAATAATTATTATAACCAGCCTGATACTTGCAGCCCACGTACAATACCCCGGGCACACACCATCTTTCACCACCTCTTTGTCCTAACTGCATCGGGCCATAGCCTTCAATAGCATACTTTGAACCAGCATTAGCCAATACATATATTCCTCTTGCCCCCGAAGAATACGTCTGGATGGATATACCGGTTTTATTAATATCCGAACGAATGGATATAAGGCTTTCTGTGGTGTTCAGGTACAAGCTGCTACCGCTTAACCCAGTAAATTCAATAGATGCTGTTGTCGTGCTATTGACCAACTTTCCTCCTGAGATATTAAAGTTTCCTATCTTACCGGCTGTTGCCGTAATCGTACCAGTCATGGAAACATTTCCATTCACATCCCAGGTAATATTCTTATTGGCAAGCCAACCATCTCCGTTCGCCCCGAATTTTATCTTACCGGAGCCGAATATCGCACTACCGTCTGTATTTAGTGCCCAGTAGTCAATTGAAGTGTTACTGCTGTTACAATTATAGATATAACCATTACTCTGTATTCCCACGTTATGCCCGGGCGTAACGTTCACACTATATATGGCAGTCCCGCTAATCGTAAAGCCTCCGATTTTACCTTTACTGAAAGTACATGTCAATCCATTCACAGCTCCGGCAGTAACGACACTCGCCTGTATGCTGCCTACATTTATTTCATTGGCAGTAATTGCTCCCGACACAATTCTATCTGCCGTAATCGTCCGGGCAGCTATCTTGGCAGCAGTAATTGTATTACCTGCAATTTCATTGGCAGTAATGGCTCCGGTCACAACACGATCCGCTGTGATGGTTCGTGCAGTAATCTTATTCCCGTTAAGACTTCCGGTTGCAATTCTATCAGCACTAATCGCCCCTACTGTAATTTGGTTGGCATTCAGTGAAGCCGTATAAATTCCATTTCCATCTATGGTAGTTGTATATTTCTCCGTACTTGTTACATCGAACACAGTGGCGTAAGCAATATACCATACTACCGGGACAGCCGTTGTGCCTTGCGTTCCGTCCAGATAAAAGAAATTTGTAGAAGAAAAGTTTCCTGTTCCGCAAACAACCTTATATACGTATTCGCACCAGTCTCCGGTACCGGCAGTCGGTGTCAGCCATTTACTACTTCCACCTGTTCCGATATTATTGGAAGCCCAGAGAATATTTCGTCCGGTAGGAATTTTAGCTATAATGCGGCAAATGAAGATCTTTCGGTAGCTGCAATTATGTCCGAAGTAAAAACCTCCGTTACCTGGTGAAGCAGTGCCTGTTGTTTGTATTTTCAAAACTTGCTTACTGTCATTGGGGGCATTGCTGTCTGCTGTACGAATAATCGTAACCGTTCCGTTCCCTGAATTGTTGTACACATTAATGCCGTTGTTTCCATTGAAAAAAGTCGGGTCACGATATAACATTTTTCCGAACGCCATTGCCGATGCCAGTTCTTTCACTGCATTGGTTTTAGTTGTCGCATCACTGCTCGCCGCACTGATAGCTTCGTTTTTTTTCGTATCAGCATACGCTTTGGCGGAGTTCAGTGCATTAGTCGCCGCATTTGTCCAATTTAATGTTACAGATGAGGAAAAGATGACCGCTCCTGCTGCATTCCAGGATATGTTTCCATTCGCAATTTTGCCTGAACCATCATTATTCAGCCTCCATTTTTCCCCATTATATATTGTACCATCCGACCCTAAAGACACATTATTTTTCCAAATACGTGTATTATCAAAAGCCCACCCGGCTATTCTATTATAAACTTCTTTGCTTCCTGATTTTGTATAGTTAGCAGACAGACAAAAGTATTCAGTATTGTCCCAAGCCAGCATCTGAATACCTACAAATCCTGTTTTTACCGTGTTACCATTAGCAGCAATCTGCCCGAATACAATATGTCCGGCATTGCCACTTTGATGCCAAAGTAATGAAGTTCCAAATGGTTTATATGAACCATTGTACCAATACCCGCTACCTGTTGCGATTGAACGTATCTGCAATGGTGTAACTCCTACTGCACCAATAGCCCCAACACTCATATTATCCCCACCAATTGTGAATCCTCCGATTTTCCCTCTGACAAAATTACATGTCAGGGCGTTTACTGCATCAGCCGTTAAAACACTAGCTCTAATACTACCAACATTGATTTCACTGGCCGTAATGGCTCCCGCGACTATCCTGTCTGCCGTAATGGTACGTGATGCTATCTTTGCAGCCGTGATGGTATTAGCTGCTATTTCGTTGGCAGAAATAGCTCCGGTAATAATTCGATCTGCATTAATCGTTCTAGCGGTAATCTTATTACCATTGAGACTATTTGTTGCTATGCGATCTGCGCTCAATGTTCCAGTTTTAATGCTTCCGGCATCAATATTTACCGAATTGACTTGCGCAGCCGTTAGCGTACCGGTATAAATCCCCGTACTTGAAATTTGTGTCAACTTAGGATATGAAGAACCTCCAAGGGCCGTAGTAATTGAACTGATAGGAGTTGTCCAGTTCAATACTACCGATGAACCGAAAGATACGTTTCCGCTTGCATCCCACGATATATTGCCACCTGCCACTGCTCCAGCCCCTGTACCGTCCAGTCGCCATTTAAAACCACGAATGCCGTTACTTCCGATAGTTACCGCTCCAGAAGCGGAAGTGTAAGCTCCGGCAATATTATTTTTTACACCCCGATACATAGAATCGGCATCGACGTTCCAGCCTCCAATTTTCCCTTTTACAACGTTTAGCGTTAGGGCTTCTATATTTCCGGCTGTGATAAGAGAAGACTTTAGAGAAGCTACATCAATCCGGGCAGTACTGATAGTTCCCGCTGTTATTTGGGAAGCGTTCAACTGAAGGGCATTTACCGTATTTGCTGATAAAGTTCCCGTGAAAATTCCAGAGGAACTTACATAAGTCAGTTTAGTACTCCATCCTTCGTTGTTCGCCTTGTTGGTGATCGCGTCCGCAACAACCTTGGCATTTGTCCCTGCTGCCTTGGCATCAGTGATACTGCTATTAATATCTTCTGGTGCCGGACTCCAATCAACAGCTTTTGTCCCTTCGACCAGCATGGGTAAGGCACACCAGTAAGTTCCGGCTGTTTGAAAGCCAAACAAGACTACCGCCGAAGTAGGAATTATGTTTTCTATTATTATTTTTTGCCATTCAGTTGTAATAGCCTTTGGCTGGATTCCTGTACCACCGATGCGAATCTTCATATTTCCGGCTACAGAGCCTTTAACATACATGGAGAAACTGGCCGGAGAACATGTTTTATTATTGATTGCGGTAAAGTAGGTGCGTTGGGTAGCTGCATTTGCATCCGTACAGGCTGTGCTTTGTATGACTTTTAGAGTCTTATAATTATTATATAAAGTAACATTGTCTATGGATACTGTTGTTCCCTCAGTCGTGATTCCAGTAATAGCTTCATTAAAGTTGCTGTTTCGTATATAGTTACGTACACCGAACTTCACAGCATTAATTTTATTTGTAGCATCAGTGGCAGCGGTCGATATAGCTGCATTTTTTGCAGCATCCGCTTTATTCTGGGCTGTTATAGCTGCCGAATTAAGTGTTTCTGTTTTGGCGGTATTGATAGCATTTATCCAGTTTAATGTTACATCTAAACCAAACTCTATTCTTCCTGTCGATGCATTGTATCTGATAAGTTGGTTGCCATTTCCTAACTGGACGTCTCCTGTGTTATCCAAAGAAAAAGTTTTGCGTCCATTTATAAAGCCGTAAATACCATCGATGATTTCCGTGGACACTACTCCTGAAGCATTGAGGGTACTTAAACTGAAATGTCCTATTGATGTTCCTGTGATCGTACCATTGGCGTTTTTAACTCCAGCAAAGATTTTGGGTGTTATGACATTGTTTCCATTAATGATGGTTTTGTTACTGTTCCACTCTTGAACCCAATCTAGTAAATTGGCATCAACACCAGGTGTTCCCGGAGTACCTGGAGTTCCATTAGCTCCAGCTTTGGCTTTCGACCAGCTAAACGATATCTGATAAGTTACTCCGGCAATTATAACAGGAATGGCAATTAATCCGCTGTCAGCCAAAGTTGTTGTACCGGCAGCAACCGAATAAGTAACTGTCTTATTCGTATTGTTTACGGTAATGGTAGAAAATCCGGAAGGTTTCGTAATGGTACCAACGGTAAAATCTGTAATATTCAGATCACCAAGCGTTACTTTTATGGCAGATGAAAATGATACGGCAGCAGAGACGGTTCCGTTATTCTGCGCCGTAAATACATATTCTCTGACTGATTGGTTAATAGTATAGGGGTCTTTTTGAGCAATGACAGTCGCTTGCCCGGTAGCAATAAGTTGTTTTCCCATGAATAGTGTTTTCTTTCACTAAAGAATAGGATAAAACAACTATCCCCGTTTATGAAACCTCACAAGTCAACGCCCCCTTACTGGTTACATCCGTTTTCGACACAACAATCGACTTGCCTGTATAAGTCCTTATAACCGCCGTTCCTGAAGCATTCCATAATTTCCACGTATAGACATATTCCGTTCCGTCGCTGTCCAGTTCCTTCCCATTGCGATAAAGAACAGCCGTAGCATCCACATCGTTACTATTATTTTTCACCACCAGCCCGCTACGGCTCACAATATCAAGCGTCACAGGCGATAAGTTTTCCTGTGCTTCTTCGGAAAGATCTTCCCATCGTATAGTTACATCCTGGAGGGTGATCGTATCTTTCGTCCACGTAAATCGTCCACTGGCAAAATACCCTGTCCCGTCCGGATTAATCACGAAAGACCTGTCTCTGGAACTGATGGAACCATCCTCATTCAGTTTCAATAACGGATTCTGAATAGTCCCCCCGATACCGCCTTTGTTGAACCATGCCCCGTAATCTTCCGTATAGGCAAGTGTACCGTCGGTAGGCTGATACTGCGAAGGAGTTGAACCTGCTTCTAACTGGGGGGCAGAGACAAAAAGAACACCGGGTAAATCCTTAAACCAAACAGATAATTCCAATTGTGATGATGGTTTAACAGTAAATGCCACCCAGTATCGTTTCCATTCATTTTCACAATCGACCTGTATATCCTGAATAAAATGCTCATCCTGATAAACTGAAACATTTCCGGATGCTCCTTTAATCCAAATGGAAAAGCAATACTTCTTATCTGTATGTGAGTCACGCCACTCGTTCGACTGCACTTTCAACCGGGCATCGCTACAGATTTGACGTACATCTCCTATACCTACAGGAGTCGCTTCCACAGCAATCTGACTGCCGGAAAACTCACAAGCAATACTGTTGAAAATGACATTTTTATGAATTTTGCCAACGTAAAAGGTCGAACTAAAACCATTCTGATCCCCCGCAGTCAAAGTACCGGCAACATTTACATTTCGGGTAGCGTATAGATTCTGAAAGTAGGCTCCGTATCCTTCTAGTACCCCGAAAATGGGGTCTGCAATTCCAGTGATCTTGCCGACCCGTGCTTTGGTTGCCCCCGCAAAAGTGGATATGTCCGCTTGCCGGATGATATTCAAATCGGCAATCTCGCACCAGTCCCCGGCATGGGTCAGAGAAGCAGTCAGGTCAAACAGCAAACTGCGCTGATACCGTACAGGATAATCAACAGAAATCAGAGATAATTTATACTGCCACTCCGTTCCAATATCAATCCGGTCATTCCCGTCCGTTTCCGACCCATCCGTATAGCCGAAACTTAGCGGAATGCCTGCCATGATTTTAGAAGCACGTATCTTATAAGAGATAAGAAGCCGGGCAGGATGTTCCGGGCATTTTTCAAGAGACTGTTTAATTCCCAACACCTTATTCCCTGCATTTGCCTGGTTCTTGGTAATCCGGAATATCCGGTTGGCTTCCTCTCCGGAAGCTTGGTAACTTGTTTCCAGATACTCTGCCCCTATACAGGCATACTTATTCATATCTGCCACATCAGTCTCGCCACCTCCCATATACGGATAGCAGAGAGACTGTTCAACAGCCATCCCGTCAATAACATCCAGATACGGAGCTTCCGAATCCGAAGCAGTCAGATACAGTGCCCCGCTCCGGTCGGTATTGAACAGATTGGTCACCCGCACAAAATCCAGCAGTTCCCCGCTTTTGGGCTCGTCTCCTTCAACCAGTGCTCCGATAAAATAAGCCGACTCGCCCTGGCCGATCACATCGATACCCGTTTCCGTCACTACCATTAGAGAATAAACCAGTTTCGGATGATCGAAATACTGCCGCCGGACAACATCGCCCACACGAAGCCCTTGTGTCTTTTTCGATTGTGGGTCTATTAGAATCTTAAAACTTGGATAATTGAATTTAGACATAAATCAGATAGTTTACAGTTTTAGTACAGTGTCACCCTGACAAGCATCGCTTATCCATAACGAACCGTTAGTCGCTGCACTCTTTTGTACTTCCAGTTCGTATGCCCGCATCTTTTTACGGATAATAACCTCGTCAAAAGTAGCCGTAACATTCCCAGTCGTTTGGTTGTAAAGAATACCCCAGCCGCTACCAGCCATCCCCGAAGAAAAATACTCCGAACTGATATTCCCCAGAAAGTAAGCGTTCCCACTGTGTTTTATCCCGTCAGTGGATGATGATAAATAAATCTCATTAGTAAAGAATAGCTTGCCGTCTGCCATTCGGGTGAATGACCCGTTGATGCCTACATGCCCTTTGGCTTCCACAGGTTTGTCATAACATACAAAATCCGCATCCGTACCTATATACAAGGTATCCGAGAATCGGTTGAGAGGTCTATAAACGCTTCCGGAAGCTCCATAGCCAAAACGGGTATGATAGGTAACGAATTCCCTCACAGGAGGGCCGGGCGTAACATGCTCCACACGGGAAGAAAACACAATCCCGTCTTTATTCCCCGACAAATAAGCCCCGTATTGATTGTCAAACCGCAATTTCTGATGAATTATCATCCCCTCATCGGAACTATCCACCCGGTAACTGGAGAGTAGCGTATCTCCGTAATTATGCCTTACCGTCAGTGAGTCCGGGAAATATGCCCCACCATACTTGGTTATTAATAGATTATCCCCGTCCACATCGGCAATTCCGGTAAGCAGGCGGACTTTATTCGTGTGTTCACTTCCAATAAGCAGATCGCCACCGACCGCCCCAATTTGAATGTCTTTCTCTGAAGAACGCACAAATACCGGAATATTGTCTATCCGTACTCCATACCCCGTATTGAACGAAAGAAATCCGCTAATATCAATGTTATCCCGATTAATGGATAAAAGGCTTTTCCCATCATCGCCTAAAGAAACCCCGTGCTCTGCGATAAACCGACCTGCCATCGTTGTTGCGCCTGTCACTTCCAGATCACCGGTTACATAACCGTTCCGCATCTTCCAGTCCACGGTAGCCAGGTTAGCATTCCCGTGATGATAAACTGGACTACCTTTTACCAGCACTCCCGATGCAGAAACAGAAACCCCGTTTTCTTCACTTTCCCCGACAATGATCTTCCCCCGGGAGTAAACAATAGCACTCCCCATGCTGATGCTTGCTCCGTCAATCGTCACCCGGTCATTCACCTTGTCATAGCAGAGAACCTGCTTGTCTCCCAGGTAAAAGCTGTTACCGCCTGCACGAAGTTCCCCGGTTATTCGGATACCGGTCGCATTCCCTTCATCATAGATTTGCAGCACTCTGTTATTACCTGTACCTGCTTCAAATCCGTTATTGGCACGAAGTATTCCGGTCATGTCGCCACCGGTCTTTTTCAAATAATCCAGAAGAACTTCACCACCGCCTTCGCCCGTTACCCCCGAAGCGATGGCACTGGCAAAGTTGTAAGCGGTGTTATGCAGCCGGATGGATGTCTGGTCACCTTCTATTACCGTACCGCTATCCTGTGCGTTAAAGAAGTTGTGGTAAAGCTGGGAATAAATAGAATAGCAAAGACTATCCTTATCCAGTGTTTCTATGTCCGGTAATAGTTCTATCATTTGGTATAGGCTGTTTGTGATAAAAAGTTCTGTATCTTGGATGTCAGGCTGGCGAAATTCGGTATATTCAATGCAGGCATGGTTCCCAGTAGCGTAGTGGTGGTGATCTTGCTGCACTCCGTGAGGAACTCCAGCATCAACTGCGCCAACTGGTTCCCCAACACAAGCGGTTCGGTTGCGCTCTCTTCGCCAATGGTCACTTTACCCTTTGCCACTACAACGCTCGTTCCATCAACCGTTTGTTCCACCTTGTCGGCGGTCTGGCTGACCTCCGACTTATCCACCTTCTGTGTAATCTTCTCCGGTCCGATAACAACCCCGGCTTCTTTCCCGTCCTTGTTTTGGACTGTGGTCGTTACGGTAGTAGCTGTATAAGCAGTTTTTGTCCGGTTCCCGGTGGGCTCCAGTTCATCATAATCGGGTGAATTTTCATCATCAGGTTGCAATTCTTCCGTTTCCGTCACTCCGATACTGGCTTCTGTATTCGATTGAAAACCGATAAGGTCAACACGGGAATAATTCACGATATAGGCATGGCGGGTAGCGGCATCCATTACAATAGTTACGTCCGAGAAGAGAGCCGGAACAATCAGGAAACCGCCTTCGTTATGTTGTGCGGCCGCAAGCAATATGCCTTTGTGTATGATCCTCCCGCTGCTGGCTGTCTCGTCCGGATATTCCCCGACATCTACCGTACCGCCATATTCTTCAAACTCTTCATCCGAAGGGTCACTGTGTACCTTTGCCACATACCCGTGTACCATCCGGGCTGTACCAATTCCTGACATACCGCCCGGAGCCATATTCACCCGTTCCAGACCTCGCCCCAATGCAATCTTGCGGATTGCTTCACTAATAAGACGCTGGCTATTACTGTTATTTGTCCTGTTCTCCACTTCCATACGTAGTTCTTTTTCCTTTAATTTTTATGGGAAGAGTGAGCTTCTGCCGATACCCGCCCGTTCCAAAACTTGTCGTAACTTCATCTACCAGGTAAATACCATCTTTAGACGGGTTATGGTTATCTTTTAACTCCACTTGCACGGCTGTATTCAGTGCAAAATCACCGAATAGGGTCAGGCTTCCCGTGATACCGTTTAAATTATAGTTCTTGAAATACTCAATCGTTTCTTCGACCAGCTTGTCCGAATTGATTCGCATATTCGGACTCATATAGGGTACAATGGTGTAGGTACTCAGGTCAACCTTGGTCTTTGTTGCCGCACCGTCGGCAGTTGTGTTCCCCGTTATTTTGTGAGTCTTTTTACTGATCTGGGTAGCGTTAATGGTCTGAAACTCTTTGCTGTCCGCCACCGTAGGGTCATAATCCGGATTCAAGCGTACAGTCACCTCGAAAAACTTCTCATCCGCTCCCAGAGCCTTGCCGGTAACAGCTAAAAATTTAGGGTCAGTATTCAATACTTTCAGCTCGCTCTGTGCTACATGGTAATCGAACCTTATCTGAAACGGTCCCGATGGGTCATCGGGAAAAACCGGCTGGCCTTTCGATGAAGAATAAGGTCTGCCCACAGCGATGGCGGGCATATTGTCCGGTGATTTTTCATCGTACTTTAAAAAGCAGTAAACCTTATACTTGGACCACACCGAAAGGATATCGGCAACTGTAAAATTATCCGTTATCTTTATCTTACCCACTTGAATATTATATCTCTTTGTCTCGCTGTGGATTTGGAAACCGGTATCTTTCAGTAACCCGTATTTGTTACCCAATATATCGTTCACGCTTGTTCCTGAAGCCGGGGTCTCAAATTTAGGGGCTTGCTTCAGCTTCAACTTGTAAGCCATGTTTTCACAGTGTATTTCAAATTTGGAATCGGAATTATAGCCTGTAATATATCCATTGAACATGTCCTTCAGGACACCGTTATACCCTAACTTGATATTCACTCGTTGGCCGGTTTTAAAGGTTGTATCATTAAGTGCTTCCTGGGAGGTACGCTTTTCAATGATTATTCCATCCTGCATGACTTCTGTTGTAATGCGTGATGCATCCTTGCCTTCCATTGTGGCGGCTCCCAGCAGGGTACTTTTATATACCGTACCTTTCGAAAATTTAAGTTTCGCCGTTCCAATCAGTTTTTTGTATGACTCATTGATTTCAATGTTCTCAACTTCTGTCAGTACCACCGGATTACTAATCTTCATTGGATTGGCAGCATCCGCATCACCAATAGTAATACGACAACACAATACATTCAAAGTACTTATATCCATTGTTTGGTAAATTGAATAAGTGAACTGGGGTCTATCACACGTGTTCCGAATCTTACGAACTGAAGCCATTTATTCACATCACTGATGGAGCGGTCCACTTCTTCTTGTCCGGCAATTTTCAGTTCGACTGCATCCGAAGGCTCTACGGCTACACATGTCAACGTATAAGGCTGTATGTTACGGCAGTCTGAAGGATTCAGCGAATAATTCAGAACGATCAGTCTGGCAATCTTAAATTGTCGGAGGATAGTGTTGTCGCAGTTTATCACTCCACGGTACTGCATTAATTTAAGAAACTTGCTAACCTCGGCTTCCGGATATACATCGGGATACTTGCTCGTTATCTTTCCGTTAATACTGATTTCCAGATCACCGCCGCTAACAAGTTCTTTGCGGGTATAATCCCGTCCCTGTACGGTCGTCAGTATGACATTGTTTTTCGAGCTCACCTGTACAACCGGCTGAAGGTCTGCAAACTTTACCAGCCCGTACTTGCTGTTCTGTTCCACTTTCCCCGATTGAGAATCAAAATAAGAACCTTCCCCCGGTATTTCCAGTTCCAGATAGTCTTTTACAATCTCTCCGACGATAGTGTCTGCATACTTCTTCTCTTCGGCAAGGGCTTGCTGTTGGTCGATTAACTGGCGGTATTGCCCGTTTACATTGGCACGACTCGTTTGCGACTTGTTTTTTAGGTATTTGTCCCTTTCCACCTGTTCCCAGTATTTGATATACCTCGGATAAGACCGCAGCATCCCATAGGCAAGTTGTGAAGTGGTCTGTATCATTGCCCGTTTGAGAATTTGCTTATCCTTGCTGAAGTACTTCACTGCTCCATCCTGAAACTCTGACAATCCCAGTCCCAGTGACTTACGGGCGATATTGCTGACATACCCCTCCGCTGTTCCATGACTGATTATTCCGCCACTCAGAAGGGTACCTACTCCTATATTGATAATTCCCATAGTGTTATTGATTAATAGTTCTCCATCTTTATCCGTGCCAGGTCTCATCAAACTCATGTACCACATCAATAAGTGCCTGTGCCAGTTGTTCTTTCAACCCCTTGATTTCTTCTGTTTGCCCTTCTTTCGATTTCATCAGGTCGATGGTGCCCACACTCAAAAGATTAGTGATTTGTACGACTACTTGTTTAGGTGCTGCAGATGATAGTTTTCCCGTTCCCGAATAGTTACCGCCCGCCATTCCGTCATCCGCTCCGTCTGTGGTTATACGCATGGCATTAAAAGGGTTTTCGTCATTATATCCCGGCTCATTGGCATAAAGTAATTCGCTGAAACCGGCTCTTTTCATAATGTTCTCCGCTATCTGTTCGTTTCCTCCGTACAAATCCCTCAGCGTAGCCATCATTGTGATAAGCCGATCTTTGACAAACTGCTTACCCGCCATCAGTGCCCGTCTCTGTTCATCTGTGGCATTTTTTCCTGGTTCTTTCTGCATCCATTTACCACCCTTCAGAAAGAAGCCCCTTTCAAAAATCTCGGTAAAGTTAAAACCGCTTTCCCGGAGCCTTCTCATAGCACCACTCTGTGAACGCATCGCATCAAGGTAACTTTCTGCACCCACACGTATATTACGAATAACCTCCGTATTCTGATATTCTGCAAAATGGGGCGTTCCCGCTGCATCCCGGGCTGAAATATTCTCCATCCCAGGGTTATATATCACCTTGTCGCCTCTAATTGTGTACAACTTCTTATTCAGCAGTTTGGAATCATACTTGTATTTCGTATCGATGTTATCAATAAAAGCACCGACTTCCAAAGGGTCTGAAATATTACCCAGGGCAGCATAAGCGGCGTTTATCTGTTGCTGTCCGCTTTTCCGTGCGATGATGTTTATGGCATCCTTTGTGTTTTGCTGGTAGGCATCTTCGAAAGTGTAGGCTGGGGTAGCGCCCCCTACGGTACGGGTTTGGCTCGCTGCCATGTTTGATAAAAAAGCAACCCACCACTGCTTTGTGAACATTCCGATCTTCTGGCCCGACTCTTCTTCCAAAGACTTTCCTTCCGTTACACCCTTTACAGCTTCTTTGGCACGTAATGCTTCAGTGTAAGTCTTATGAAGTGCCTCATGCAACGCTTCTATCGAAGGATAATGATACTTTTGATTGGAATTTACCTCTTCCAACACGGCATCTTTTGCTTCTTTGATCTGCCAGGTCTTGTATGCCACCCATCCCAATGCGCCAATCAATGCCGAAATTCCTGCAGTTGCAGCAATCGCTCCCGTGCCGATAGCCGACAAAGAAGCTACAGCTCCGGTAATACCACTTCCGGTAGCAACCTGGTTGGCAAAGAGGGAAGTGAAGGCTCCACGAACAGCCATGCCTTTCCCCATAACACCGGAAGAAATTAATGCTTGTCTCATAGCTCCCTTTCCCGTAATACCCGCTCCCTGTAGAGCTGAAACAATGGCACGTTTATTGCCGAAAGAAAGTGCTTTGAGACCACCCGCACCACCTGTAAGGGAAGAAAGCAGTTCAAGCGTGGAAGAGGCAACGGACTGCTTGCCGATAAACCCGATAGCGACTCCCAGGTTCGTCATCGCCCCCGCCAGCTTGAACAGCCGGGTAGCCACAAATCCGGTAAACAGCAGCGGTTCCAGCCAGTGGAAGTTACGTGTCATCCAGGTGGCGATATTGGCAAGCAGGGAACAGACATCCAATAGTGCCCTGCCGATGGAAACAAGCCCTTGTGCAAAATCTTTCGCCCTGAACTTGGAAAGGAAATCTTTCATCACCCCCTTGATGGCGGGCTCCACCACCTCATATGCCTGCATAAAACTCTCTGTAAGGGTCGATGTCATTTGTGCCCAAAGCCCCTTGGTCGTATTCTGCTTGACAAGTGCCTGTTCATCCGAAAGACCGTGGCTGGCACGATTCTGGGTGGTAAGTACTCGCAGTTTGTCATAGTTCACCACAAATTGCATAGCCGCATTACCACCGATTTTCGAAAAAATGGCAATCATATCTTCCAGACTTGCACCGGAAGTGTGAAGGTCTTTGAAAATATCTGCCAATGGACGGAGTTTTTCAACCTTCTTTCCCGCTATCTCAACAAAATGGGTGAATTTAACACCGAGTCTGTCCAGCGTTTCCTCCGCCTGTTTAGTGGGCTTAGCAAATCGCGTAGCCATTGCACGTAGGGCTGTTCCCGCCATCGTGCCTTTCATACCCGCATTACCCAAAATTCCAATAGCAGCAGAAGCCTCGGTAAAATCCACCCCGGCAAGTTTAAGGTAACCAGCCGCCATCTTGAAACTCTCGGCCATTTCCACCACATTGACGTTCGCACGGGAAATGGTAGAAGTGATAATATCTGCAACAGACCCCATACTGTTACCGCTGATATTATATCCGGACATGATGTTGGTTGTTAAATCGGCAATGAGTCCCACATCGTTGTCGCCTATCAGGGCGAGGTTGGTAATCGGGCGCATGGAAGCATTGATAGTTGCTACGTCCATACCTGCCATTGCCAGGAACTTGGTAGCAGACGCGATTTGTACAGCGGTAAATTTCGTATCGACACCAATCTGCCGCATGTTCTGCCCCAATTGTTCAAAGCGTGTATCAAAGGTCGAAAGGTCTCCATCTGCAACTCTTAGAATACTGCGTGCCGACTCCATTGTATTGGCATATTCCATCGCCCCTTGTAGTTCGGACTTGACAAAGTTATAGGCCATATAAGCATTCATCATGGTTCCGATCATAGGAAGACCACGCATGGAAGGTGCCTTGGAATACTGGATACGGTTAATGGCGGCACGGCGTTTTTTCCCATACATGGCATTACCGGTATTTACCCTGCGCTGCATCTCCTGTATAGATTGTACGGCAGTCTGACGGTCAAGCTTTGCCTTTTCCTCCTCTTGCTTTTTCCGGTCGGCAAGAGCTTTCTTACGTATCTTCTCTTCCTCTTTCCGCTTCCTTTCCAGTTCCCTTTCCATGCGGTTGGCAGCATCACGTTCGATACGCAACTGGTTTTCAAGGGTAATCCTTTGGATATCCCCTTGCTGTTTACGTGCTTGTAATTGCTCCCGCTCCAAACGTCTGGCTGCATTCTCTTCATTTTGAAGCCGATGTTTTGCCTCCATTTCCCGGATAGAAAGAGCAGATTTTTGTTCATACAATTTCTGTGCGGTAAACAGTTTTTCCTGTCCCTTTTCCGAGAGGGTAAATGGCTTTTCCGGATGGTATGCATACGGAACAACTGCTCCGCTACTGGTTCTTGTAGTCGGGACACCCGGCATTATCATCGCGAATCCTGACTCTTTTTTGAGCTGCCGCATAAGTACAAGCAGTTCTTCCAGCCTGCTCTTGGCAACATCTGTTTTTATATTAACCTCACGCCCCCTTTCCAATGAGGCGATAGCAGAATGTATCTTCCCAATTGAACGGGTGATCATCCGCTGGGTATCCAGTACGGATTTTGTGGCGGTGGTAGCTTTCTGCCGATTTTCCTCTTGCTGCCTGTCCAATTCCTTTTTGCTGGTAAGTGCCTGTACCTGGGATTTGATACTCCGGGTATCGACTTTCTGCCCGGCATTGATAACCAGGTTTACACCTTTGGTCAATTCACCAATATCAGTGAGCAAGACTTTGACACGATCTAACTTTACTTCCGAGTCATTGGTATCGATGTTGAATTTGAACGAGTAATCACGCTTCTTTCCGCTTTTTGTCCGGAAGGTGGCGTCAATATCCGTCATCATTTTCTTGATGTTGGTAATTGCCGGAGTAAGGTCGGCTTTGGCTCTTACCAAATGACCTATCGAATCGGCAAAAGCCATGACCTGCTTGGCTCCCGATGTGGCATCTACCGCAATCGTATAATTTACCTGATAATTTTTTTCTTGGCACATAGATATGGTTCTTTTTGTAAAAGAATAGCCGGTTAACAGCGGATGGGATTAAATGGGAAAAGCCCCTGCAAGCCGGGTAGCATTACAGGGGCCGAAAAACAAACAAGAATGGAATTCTTTAAAGGTAAGGCTGTGTGGTTTTGGCGATTAACATCTGTTGGTGTAGCCATAGGGCTTCCTCCGACAGCATGGCGAATTCTTCATCTGTTATAGAATTAAGGTCGATACCTGGGAAGTAATGACGGATGTAGACCAGACGTTGCCTTATCCGTTGGTCGTCACCTACAGCCCAGGTGGTTAAAAATTGACGAGCGTACTTTGGCGGGTAGCGATGATTTCAGACAGTTGTCCCATAAGCCCGTATAAGAATAAAGATTCGTCATCAACCAGTTCCTTATCTCCGTCAATGAAACAGTCCTTTGCCAGTGCTCGCATCGCATTCACTTCGTCACGTTTTGAGGCGGTCATAAATTTGGAGAACTGCGGGAAAGTAGGTTCTCCCATATAGGCTACATAGAACTCTTTCTCACCCGTGGAAGTATCACCGAAAATAACCATCGGGAATATCTTTCTCAGCTTCTTTTCCTCCTTCAGTTTCTGTGCCTTCTTCTTGATTTCAATCTCTTGTTCTAAACTAAGTGTCTTTTCTTCCATACATTTTTGTTTTGAATACATCAAAGAATAGCACGTATCCCATGAAAATGTTTAAAGGCAGCTACCTAAGTAACTGCCTCGTAAAAATAGTTGGTTTTATAGACTTAGCTACCAATTTGAATATCAAAAGGATTCAAATCGAACTCATGCGTGATGTTAGTATCGTCCTGCTGACTCTCCATGCCGTCCTCATTAAAAATGCACCCTTTCAAGGTTACACTGGATGTATCCCAATCATCTGTTCCCATCGGATTTGCAAAAGAGACGATCAGATCGAACTCCCCGATATCCATTAACGAACCGTATGTACTTCGTAAGGCTTGCTGGGTAGCATAGTCCATTGTAATGGAAGCGGTGTAGGTGATGTTTCCAAAACCTCTTGATACGGGTCGCCCGCCGAGACCGTAATTGCTCTCGACCTTACGTTTTTTATTCCACTTGATGCCGCTTACTCCCTCCAGAGTTGTACTTCCTTCCTCGACGCCCAGTGCGGTAGAGGCAAGTGTTATCATACTCCAGGAGTAGGCGACGTTATTAATTACAGCCATAGTTTATTGTTATTTAGCGGTTAATGAAAGGCCCTCTTCGACGTAAATTTTCACGGCTACACCAACAGGCACAATGACATAACTGATACGCAGCGTATCGTCAACCAACACATTCTGATTAGCGTCAATATTGACCGAATAACCGCTAATCTCCTGGTCGCTCTGCATCTTTTTCAAGATGTCGCCGATGAGTGTCTTAAATGCCGTGATTTTGGAAGGGGCCAAAAATCCCGTTGTCGGATTGACCATTAACGGACTGTTTACATAAGGCAATAGAGCAGAACGAACAGCACGTCTTGACTTGTTGATTGTACGGTTCCGGGCAATAGTTCGGAAGTCACCGTCGGAACACGTCTGGTCCTTCGAGATATAAATCCCGTTCTCACGACCGGCATATTTAATCAGAAAGATGTACCCTTTGTCGTCGAGATTGTCCAGCAAGGTGGGAGATAATGACTCATAGGCATTCAGACTGATAAACTCTTCACCGTCGGTCTGGTTTATATCCCCGAATCCCAATTCAATATTCTGGAAATTGTCATCGAACAAGTTGAATTGCTTGACCCATGCCACGGACTCCTGAACATTTGCTTTTGCCAGACATCCCAGCATAGCGCCGAGAAAACCGACGGGAGTATTGTTTTTATTGGCTTTCTGTATGGTCGAAACCAAGGTTGAACGGGCTTGTCCGAAAATCACGCTGGTGCGGGAAGACTCGCAAAGTGCGGTCGGAATCTTGTTCAGGTCGATTTTCTTGCCTTCTGCCGTATCAGCCCCGGTATTGGAACAGTTCGCTGCCAGAATGATAGAAAGCGGCTGGTGCTGCTCGGCCATCGCTACCGCCTTGTCGTTAACGGACTTCACCAGATTAAGCGTGTATTTCTCCTCAGCTCCGTTCTGTCTCCAGAGCGGCTGTTCGGTATAAATGCCCAACTGGTTGATCGTACCGCCTGACACCCTCTGCATAATATCAATAGCGTCCCAGTTCTGGCTGCAATCGGCGAACATCACATACAGCCTGCCGTTCCCGTCGATGTTCCCGCTCATGCGGAAAAACTCACGGATGTGATAGGCGGGAATGCCATGATAGAAATTCAGGTTGTTTTCTTCATCCTCAGTAGCGGACACCCTTTCGATAATACCAAAATCCTGACCGGCCGATTTACGGCTTGTTATATAAGCAACATCATTGAGTGCCAGGTTCCCCTCGTTGTTTTTTCCGTAACCGGCAGTAAAGAGTTCCGGTTGCAGGGACACGTCAAACAGCAGTCCGGTCACCTTTTCGTTTCCTGATGCCGTGCCACGGGGAATATTGCCGTCTGTCGTTTTTATTACTACATTTCCTAATGCCATTTTTTTTGTGATTTAAGGTTTGTGGTAAGGGTTCTTATAAAGCACGGCATTCCCCCTAAGCTTTTCGGGAGTGTCCGGAGTGTAGATTCCTCCCTGCGTGTCTATGTACATGGAAGCATAAGCAGGGAAAGCACGAAGGATATCCAATGTATGTTCGCTTGGTTCCGGCTCCTTCTCTTTTGCCTTCTTTGCGGGTGTTGTGGTGGGGGCCTCTGTCGGTGCTTGCGTGGTATTTTCTTCAATAACGGGGATAACCTGCTCTTCCCCTTCTGTGGTTACTTTCTGTTTTGCCATAGGTTGAGATGTGTAGAAGTGATAAAAAAAGGGGAACGGGAAATGAATCCCCATCCCCCCCGGTATGTAAAGTCTAAGGTTAGCCTGTAGGTGCGTCAGCCGTTTTTCTATAGGCTGTGTGGACTACAATTTCAGCCGGACGGACGATATTCACGTCCATTTTGAGTCTCATCTGGAAGAAAAACAGTTCCGAATTGGATTGCAGACGGTCCACTTTCAAAACTTCGGTGTCGTTTGCGTAATCCACACCCATCCAGAGGTTCGAGTCCATGCCGGTGGTAAATTCACCCAAAACAATCGTATGCTCAGGAATGCCTATCAGCGGAATAATGCGCTTTCCCTTAAAACGGTAGCGGTTGATTTCAGTGTTCTCACTGTACTTCACCATCTTGTCGGTTACATACTGGTCGTATGCGTCCCACGCTTCCCAACTCATTAGGAAAGTCAGCCCAGCTTTCTTTCGGATTTGCTTGGGGCACTTCTTCCATATTCCGTAAAGTGCTTTTTCCACGGCTGCACCGTCCGGAAGTTCGGTGTTGCCCGCGAGCACACACTGACCGCCCGCGATGGTTTCCTTGTCCGTGGCGTTGATGTTGTCGATGATACGTTTCACAACGCCATCGAAATATTTCTCTTTGTTACGACCGATGATGATTGAATCTGCCGGACAAGTAATCCCCGCTGCTGCCGAGCCGCCTTTGGCACTGGTCCAGATAGCGTTACCGATATACTCGTTTTTTTTGTCCATTAGTAAGCGCAACATCGTGGCTTGAATCTTCGGGTCGAGTTCGCGGAATACCAAGTTGCCCTCGGGTTGTGCAAAACGCCAGTATTTCTCATAGTCGCGAGGATTAAATTCGAGGTACACCATAAAGTCCTGCGGAATCAGGTAACGTTCGGTGAATTCGTACTCGTTTTCCCCGTTCTCGCCTTTGGCACCATGCGTGCTCGTAGGGGTGGGCACATTGTCCTGGATGATGTCGCCCAGTCGGATAGACGGTAAGGTGTATTTGTGCTGGATGCCTGATTTGATATGAATCAGACCTTCTTTGAAAGTATCATTCCCCTGTGCGGTATAGGTAAGCAAGTCTTCAAGAACTTCACCGTTGTAACCATTCTGGAGAAAGGATACCGTATTAGCTGCTTCTGCCATGTTTTTTTTAAGATTTAAGGTTAATTGGGATAGTGGTTTCAGGACATTTTCTTGAACTCAAATTTTTCGCCCACCACGGCTTTCACTTTTTCAGCCATGATTGTTTCGGCTGTCCTGGTTCCTTGTACTGTAGCCTGAATGTTCTCCGGGTCGGAAGCAATCTCTTCGGAGATGATTTCACGGGCGGGAATGGATTTCAGCGTGCTTTCTGCCAGATCGTAGTTGGATGCCGCCATCTGGGTCCACTGCGCTTCCGCACCCTTGTCAATCTTGCCTTCACTAATAGCCGCCTCAACCAGTGTTTTGATTTTCAATTTCTTTTCATCAGCCTCTTTGGTTTCATAAACATTCAGCTTTGCTTTGACTTCGGAAAGGTCTTTTTGCAAGTTCTGTACCGTGGCTTCTTTACCGGCGATAATCAACTGGGCGTCATTTAATGCTTTATTTGTGGTGTCCAGTTTGGCTTCAACGCCCATTAGCGTAGAAATGCGTGCCATTACGTCTTTGACATCGCAGTCTTTCATACCCAGCGTTGCGGCGACCGCTCCAAATTCTATTCCGGGAGTTTTTACTTCATTCATAAGTGTGTTTTTGATGTTCTCAATGTTCTGATTAAGATTAGGACAGGAAGCCTGAAAGTGTTTATTTTCGACCTCCAGAGGGTCAGTCTCACTACAAATCCGGCTCATCAGGTTTTGTATCTCCGATATGTCTTCTGTTAGAGCCAGTTCATTCCTCACCTTGTCACACAATTGTTTGGAGGTATGGATAACATTGCCTGACGGAATGATACCGGCTTTTACAGCAGACTGAGCGCTGAAATAGGTACCGTCTTTGCCAGCCTCTCCATCCATGATGGATTGAACCTGCTCCTTTTTTAAACCAAAACGCTTACGGTAAATCATTTCTACCTGATAGGTGAATGCTTTTACAAGGTCGGATGGTTCCGAATTATCAATTGAAGGCAGAAAAGGATTGTGTATCATCAATATAGAATAGTCACGCATCAATGACCGGGTTCCTGCCGCCCAGATGATGGATGCCATACTCGCCGCCATCCCCTCAATGATACATTCTGTCTCAACGGTAGAATTTTGAATAGTCGAATAGGTTGACATGCCGTAGAGCACACTTCCGCCCTCCGAGTTAATCAGCACCCGTATCAAACGCGGGCAGATCACGCTTTCCAAAAATTCAAATTCCCGGTTGAACTGGACGGTGGACTCTTCCGTAACCTTACCGGAGAAGCGGATAGTGGCAATGTCTCCAGTTTTGGCTTCCCCGACAACGTATTTCAAATCGTTTGTAGTCATAAATTCTTTTTACTCAAGAATAGGGAAGCAAAGCCGGATATGTTGATAAACGGCTATCCGTCAGGTTCAGATTCGGGCTCCGGTGTTTCTTCTTCTTTATCATCCTCGTCCTCTTCGACAGAGGGAACATAACCGGTTGCCTCTTTATATGCCGGATGTTTATGATTGCCATGTCCCGCTTCATCATGCTGCGGTGCGTCAGCGTGGTTGGTAAAAGGTGGCATGACAAGGTATCTTTCCACCCAGTCTTTGTATTTCCATGCTGATGACTCTCTGAACCAAACTTCATAATCCACCCAGTATGCCTGTAACATGTTAACCGTCACAGGCATGTCAAAATAGGTCAGATTGCAGCGTTCATTAAGTGCGGGTTCGTGGTTTTTAGCATCCTGAATAGCTATATTCAGGCGTTGGAATACCCAGAACGCCTCGCATTCACGCTCCGAATCCTGGTTGTTCAAGGTGTTAAGGACAAATCGGATACGCATCGTTGCCCGCCCTTCACTGATACGTTGTTGTTGCACCAAGTACCTTACATTAATAAAATGGACGAATACGGCGGGAAAAGCAATCTCCGTTTCCAGGTTTTCGTCCCTTACTATCCGGGCAAATTGTCCGTTATCAATAGCAATCGTTCTGAAAAACGGTTCACTTTCCGGGTTATCCGGGTCCTCACGTAAAGTGAGGATAGCCCGCTTGACAGCCATATACATATTTACAAACGGATTTTCTGTTACTTCTTCCGGGAGAGAGGCTTTGTTTTTCTCTTGTGCCGGTATGGGAAGGTGCTTGTCTTTTATCATAGGCGTGGCATGTTTCTGAATAATATTTTTGTAAGATGATCGTTAATCTCAGAGTCCAGTTTGGAGTTAAATCCAATGAACTGTCTCCAGACAGGTCGCCGGGATGAATACTGATTAACAGTATAGCGGGATAGACTGGGATCAGTATTATGTATCGCAGCATATCCTTTGGCTTTGGTATTACGTCCGCGTTTATTTTTTTGTGCATACCCTAACTCTTCCGATTGTATGTCAAAACGAGCTCCTTTCTTAAAAAGACGTGTTCCATCTTCACGCTTACTGTTCCTATTGGTATCCCGGGCAAAATTATCTCCTTTGATAGAACTTGCCAACATACCGGTATCTCTCATCACCGGATGGGTAAACTTCTTTCCCCATCTTGACTCCCGGGGTTTCCAAGATTGTCCGCTACCATAAAATCCACCAGCTAAAAAAGAGGCCCTGAAAAAATGTTTTGAATAATTTCCTACTAGGGTGGTAAAATCAAAAATATTTTTATCGAACTGGCTAATAAGGCTGCGACCCTCCGGTTGCCACTGTTTACATAACTCATCAATCGTTATTTTCATAAATGGAACTTTGTTTTAATGCGCTGCTTAATAACTTCTATTTCAGGACAAAGTTGATCCTTAAAGTATATGTGTGCATCGGAAAAAATACGCCCACCGGTAGCTAGGCTTTCACGAAATACCGGATGTGTCGGGTGTGCGACACCTTCACCCGGCAGGGAAGCGGTTACCAAAGGAAAACCGTCGGAAACCAAGTAACACCGGCATCCCCATTCCAGAGGAGGTATCAGTTCTGAAGGAAACTCTCTTTTTCGGTAGGTTAGCCCTTCCTGTGATAGATGCCAAGCTCTTACCCGTTCGTCCCCCTGGGTCATAAAAGTAATCCAGCTTTCATCTGGAACATTAAGCCACCAGGCGGCTATCATGGCGGCATACAATACATCGTCATTCTCTCTCCGAGCGAACGTCTCATTGTATTTCCGGCATATCAGTTCGCATTCTTCCATATCTTCCGGGTTGCGGCCTGTAGGAAGTGCGTCCAGCATCTCCATTTCCCCGGCAACCGCAAAATCGACCAGGTTGTCAATAGCGGCAACCAGCACATCTCGCTGCTGCCTTTCTCTTTCGGAAACAAAAGTGTTATGGTTACGGAGCAGGTCAAGTGCCTTGTCAAAGTCTATCCGTAACCCGGTAAGAGCACGGTCAATCAAGAACGAAGCACGCAGGGAAATAATATCTTCCATTACTTCCCAGGATTCGGCACTGTTCTCATGGATTGAAAGAAAACGTCGGAAAGCAGCAAGAATCACTAAAAACTCTTTGCGGGTATCATCTTCAGGCGCGTCTGGCTGCATTTCAACCTTTTCACCCAGTACATGATCTGCTTCAGGGAACGGTAGAATACCGCTTACTCCGTTCCCGCCAGAAAATTTGCAACCTGGCTTCCCCGTGAATGCCCATAACGCCGGTAATATTCCTCGTCCGACATGATACGCCTGTCATGGGATGAACCACTGGAGATAGAAGGCGTATTGCCATCCATAGACATTACATTGATTTGTCTGCCCACATTAATCCCGAACTCTTTTTCAATCTCATCACTGGATACCTCATATTTGTCGGTAATCAGACCGTATAGTTTTATGCGGTCTTCATTATTCATCTCAATCCGGTTACTGTATTTAAACTCCAGCCCTGGCTTGATATATCCCATATTTACCAGACGAGGGATAATTTCCTCGTTCATAATATTCTCAATATAACGCCTGTACACTTCAATTCTGTCTCGGAATATGTCCTGATGAGCCTTAGTAGAGCCTACGTATGATTGCATCCCTCCCGCCATACTCTCTGAGCCCAGAATCAGATTGGCAACCTCATTATTGACAAACTCAATCAGGGAAGTATATATTTTTTCGGAATTGGACATTGTAAAGGTCTTGATATCCACCTCGTCCTCAATTCCCGTAACAATTACCTTATTCTGGGCAGCGTTGGCGATGTCCTGCGCAAGCCGCTTACGGTCTGTATTTGACTCACTTACAGTCTTTCCATGTATGACCGGTTGCCCGTAAGTATGCGAAAAATTTACATAGTTGGCTGTGGTAAACTTTTTGGCAAGGATAAGCGGTGTAGTCGCCGAAAAAAGTCCTATATCACCGTTGTTGATTAATACATAATTTCTCTGATAAGTAGTAGAGGCAATATTCCAGTTTGGCAACCACAATCCCTGTCGCTTGACAACCGTTTTCTGATCGGGAAGCACATTACGCCTTTCGATGATATTCACTGCCGCTAATTTCCCAGTTCTGGGATTAACGCCCGGCAATATTTCAAGAAGGGTATAGCCAAATAGTTTTGCCTCAATAATTCCCCTGATTATTTTATCAAACTGGCTACCCTGGATAAGCCCAGTCTGCCCTACATCTTTGATATATTTCCCTTTCTCGTTCATGCGGGCTAGCATGTAGCGATCACCTAATATTTGCGACTCCAATGTCTCAATGACCGAACGGATATGGGCATCTTGTTGGAGACATGCTTCATAAAGATCGATCAGGCGGCTACGGTCGTCAAGGATGGTTCCGGCTACCATATCCGAACGGGTGGATTTATAACGGTTGTTACGTTCGATTTCGACCACGTATTCCTGAATTGTTTTCTTGCTTGTTCGAAATATGCTGCTCAAAAGTTCACCATTGAATGAATTTTCTGTTGTTACCTCCATTTTTCTTTTTTTTGAAAAAGAATAGAGTTTTGGAGCCAAATTTGGTTATTTTTCAAATCAAAATATATATAGTAAATTATCATGTAAAACACTAATAAATCAGATGATAATATGACAAGATTATATATGAGAAGCACAATAAAAAAACACCCATAAGTAGCACTCGTAATACGCTGTATAACAGATAATAAAAACATTATTTACCATTAAATTATCATGTATTTTTATTAATTTATTGTTCGATTATTATATATTTGCACCCAAATTAACAAAACAGATTTATGAACAAGTAGTGAAGCTAAAAAAAGCTCCCTGTAAGGATATAAAATATGGGGAGTTCCCGGATTTGCTCTTTGGGAAATCAGATGATGGTCTTGTATATTTTGATGCAACTCATTACATCCGACAAAAAGGTGATGTAAAAAAGCACAATATCAAAACTTTTGAGATTGGTTTTATGCACTGGAAAAATGCAGTGCGTAATGCTTACTCAATCCCTGCGGAAGACATGACCGTCACTGACGAAGCAACCGGCCATTTATTAATTGAAGAGTCATTGGCACTTCTTTTTGTAGCATATATCGACCCTGAATTTGCAGTCCATATGCTGGAAAGGATATCAGAAATGTTGCTTCGAGGTATTACTCTTTCGGATACCCGGCTACTGATGCTTGCTAGTGAGAGGTTATCGAAAGATCAACTATTTAATTTAAACGACGAATGAAAAAATGTACATTCAAAAAGCCGAAACAAGTTTTAGTCTTTAACGCCGCACGGATTTTGATAGCGATTATCCGTTCTCTCCACAGTACGGCAGAACTATCAAAAGGTAACTTGCAGGCGATTTCCTTCTCTTGTACGGGTAAGTATATTAGCACCGGAGGTTTTTACTTCAGGCATGTAGACCCGAACATCGAAGTGGAAGTCAGTGATCTGGACACGCTCACATTACAAGAGTACGATAAACTATGTGGAGTGGAAAGAAAATACCACCCGGTCAAAAGCATGGCTAGAAAACGCAACTCAGCTAACAAGAAAAATAAACCAAATAACAACAAAGAAAATGAATAAGGAAATACGTAGCAGCATCGTTAAATTTGAAGAACATACAGTAAAAGTTATCCGGGGTGACAGACACGGGATTGAGTGGATTTGTCTCAATGATATTTGCGAAGCGTTAAAACGCAGCTCGATGATCGAAAATGGAGAAGCAATGAAATTGTGTCCTTCCGCATTGAAGATGGCATTCAAAACAAATGGCCGTGCATACTGGGGTATCCATGTAAATGACCTGTATAAACTTCTGGTTCCTATCAGCAAGGAGAATCGCCCGATTGCGGAGTTATGCCGGAAGATGGAAAAATGGGCAGAAGCTCTTCCTTCCGGTGAACCGCAACAGAGAATGGTTGAAATGCTTCCTGAAGAAACAGAAGTGGTAACCTTCAAATACAAGGATTATTACCCTGTCCAGTTCAAAATGGTACAGGATAGGGTGATGGTTAATGCTACCGGAATGGCAAAACCTTTCGGCAAGTCACCAACAGCATGGCTTCGTTTTGATAGCACCGGAGAATTTCGACAAGGACTTGTAGAAGAAGGAGTATCAGAAAATATAGAACAGCAGGTTACAGCTTCAAGAGGAAAAAGTGGAGGCACCTGGATGATAGAAGAACTGGCATTGGCATTTGCAGATTTTCTTTCACCGGAATTTGCCGCCTGGTGTGATTTCTGCATCAGAAGCCTGATGGGTGATGATGATCCGCAGTTATCGCAGGTTATCCCCCGACCACCCGTAAAGCCAGTCAGGAAAGAAGCTCCGGTTACTTACCCCGTACCCCAAAACATGGAAGAGGCCCTGGCACTGATCAACCAGCTACAGGAACAGATAGAAAGTGATAAACACAAAGTCGAATATTACAACGACCTCGTGGATAGCAGATGTTCGTTTATCAGCTCTGCTATTGCCAACGAACTGATAATCTCAACCCGCAGGCTCAATCAATTTCTCTTGGAAAACAAGATTGTTAGGCACAGCTCGAAAGGCTGGGTAGTTTTAGGCCAATATTCATCCTTGCAAAAGGATTTTCCATATGAATGGACAAACCCGCTGACCAATAAGACAAATACGTTCGGAACGGTCAAACGATGGACGCCATACGGACGGGAATTTATTATTGATCTCTGGAAATCCAAGCATCCTGATGAAGAATAAAACAACTGTATTATGAATGAAACAACAATCCAAAAAATAATTAGGCGCACTGGACGAAAACCCATAGAGTGTAAGTGTCAGGCTTGCGTAAACCAATGCAGGACTCCCTGTTTGGGTACTCCGGAAGACATCATGCGATTGATAGAAGCAGGATACATCAGCAAATTGGCTGTAACCGGCTGGAGCGTAGGACTTGTATTGGGAAGGCTCAACCGTATCATTCCGATGGTGCAACCCTTGAAAGCAGATAACGGTTTTTGTGTGTTTCACAAAAACGGTCTGTGTGAACTACACAATTTAGGACTAAAACCAACGGAAGGCAAGTTGTCACATCACTCCATTAAAGCTGAAAACACCAACTTCCGGAAGTCGTTGAGTTATAATGTCGCAAAGGAATGGGAAGATCCCGCAAATCGTGAACTTATAGATAAAATCTCCTTTCTGATTCTATTTCAGTAGCTGGTTATTCCGTTTCAACAGACATTTGTCTCTCCTCAACATAGCAGCAGACCACGCTGCCACCCCCTCAATCTTTCATTTGATAAGGCTGAGGGGGATTATTTAAACTGTTAAAACACTATGAGATACACTAATCGCTCGGACTAGGGTTAATCCTTTTGTGTGTTTATGTTCAAGTTATTATATAATTGGCTCTTTACTATTATTCGGAATATCAAAATTCAATGGTTCCACTTTTTTTATTATCAACCATTTTCATCGCTTCTTCTTTCAATGCTTGGACAATCATATTTATTTCATATTCAGTAGGTAATATTCCATAGAGAATTTTCTTATCTATTATTGGCATATAATAAAAATCAGCTTCAAACTCCAAATGGAAAGCTATCTGAAATCTCTGAGGACCGGATTTTCTTTGTTTGGGTGAACTAACTCCAAAGGTGAGCCAAAGAGATTTGGTTTGGATAATGTACTCTTGCATTTCAAGTGTTGCTTCGGACGCATTTGTCAACTGTTCAACATCTATAGAAAATGAGCTATCTAGCTCTTTACTTTTAGATAGGTAGGCAAATTCTCCACTATAAGCAAAATATGGGTATAGCGTATTTCTCAATTCCTGAAATACTTTGCAGGATAAAGGAGCAAATACATTATGTAGTACCTCCCAGATATGTTGGACATCTGTTATTGGTTGTGCCACGTCTTCAGAGGTAACTGTTTCTCCCTTTTCTATGAAATCGGAAAAATCATAAGTGTCATACCATCCCAATACATCCCCGTTATTTTCGATTTCAAAGTTTATGTAGTCCCCGTAACCGTCTTTTGGCGGAACCACTCCATTAGGTACATATCCTGTTAACCGACAAAGTATATTCTGATTCTTGTCAAGTAGGGTATATATACCTTCGTCTTTTATTTTTGCATAAACATGACAAACGCCATATTCTTTTTTCCATTCTTGCAGAATGTGCTTATCTAAATCTATAGTAATCTCCCAACGTTCGTTTTCTGTAACCAAAGGGAAGTCCTTCTGTTTACCTGCAAAGCTACCAGACGAATAAGTGTAATCTTCTTCATTAAATGGAATAGATATATGAATATATCTACTTTGTGTTTCGATTATCTTTTTTTGTTCTGCATTCATAAATAATAAGATTTTCTGTACAGATGGAATACTTTTACTCTTAATCTTTTATGTTAAGATATTGCATTCAATGCTTGTTATCATATTGGCATTATGAATAATACCGTTGAACAAAGATAGCCCTTTTTGCGAATTTACTACCATTTTTAAAGGGTTATTTGCTATAATAAATAAACCAACTTAATACAACTTTCCCTATTCTTAAATATACTCAATCAGTATTCATTAAAAATAAGAAATTATGAAATTCAAGAAAAGAATGACTTTTGAAGAAATGGCAGAACACATGGAAGAGCACACCCCCCTAATAGCAAACCGTGTCACAGTCGGGGTTTATGCAAAACAGAACGGATACAGAGTGTATAAACCGATGATTGCTGGTCGCCTAGCGTTTTACTACGTCAACGATTCGATTACAGAGGACTGAATCCGCAACGGAGCTACATGAATTGATTGACAGTGCCTAGCACTGTAAGTTTGGATATTCACTTTAAAATATTCGATTTATGACAAATGAAGTTTTTACGTATCAAGGCTCGGAGATTACTTTCCAACTTGAAAGCGGCAGTATGAAAATTAATGCCTCTCAGATGGCTACGGTGTTTGGAGATAAGAAAAGACCTACATTTTGGCTGAGAACCAAGCAGGCAAAGGATTATATCCAAGCCCTGACCGATGTGCATATTTGCACTTCGGCTGATTTACTGACAGTTACAAAGGGCGGAGATGCAGGTCAGGGAACCTGGATGCACGAAGACCTGGCTCTTGAATTTGCCCGCTGGCTCAATCCTAGGTTTGGTATTTGGTGTAACCTGAAGATCAAAGAACTACTTAAAAAAGGAACCACCTCGCTTTCTTCCGGAGAATATGCCATGTTGTTCCGCAGTAACGAACAACTCAAAAATCAGATTGCCGAGAGCAAACCCATGATAGAGTTTGCCGAAGCCATTCTGGAAGATGGAGAAAGCATTTCCATAGGTGCCTTGTCCCTTATGCTGACAGATAATGGCTGCAACATCGGCAGGAACACCCTTTACCGTTTCTTACGGGAATACGGCTTTGTGTGCAAGGGCAAAGGCGGCAGTTACAATATGCCTACCCGCCAGTACTCAAACAAGGGGCTACTATGCATCAAGTATCCCAAACAGGACGAGAATAACACCCGTCCCCGAAAGATCACGCTCAGACCGGTTACTTATGTCACTACTGAAGGTGTACAATACTTCCTTCGCAACAAGGATATTATTGGGGCATTCCTCAAAGCCGACAAACTTAAACGAAAGAACAGGCAAGACTGATTTTTAAACTGGAAGGAGGTGGCGTTCCCGTTCATCTCCTTCATAAAAGCAAAAGTATGAATACAAGAAATAGACTCCCTGAAAAATCAGTAACTTTTTACCTGAACCTAAGTTGTCTGTTTGACCCGGCAGAGGTTGTGTTTCTTCTTCACATGGTTGATATGGAATACATGAAACAAAGTGGCTACAATACAGCCTGGAGCAAAGAGTTCCTGCTTCTGAGAATGAACCTGGGGATAAGACTATTTGACCGTGTTACCAAAAAACTAATCTCAATGGGCTTGTTAAGCAAAGATAAAGCTGGGAATAAGTATACCTATTCTCTTGATATGAAAGCCTATCGTAAACTGGTAGGCTTCCTTTCTCTAACGAATGACATCTTTAAATTGAAAGCCTTTTGTGAGACTGTTTTTATCAAAGGAAAGAAAAAAATTCAGGATGTTACTGGAAGTGATCTAAAAATAATTGATTAATAGCACTTTAATCAAAATCGACTATACAAAAAGCGTTATATAGTAATATAAGTAGTTTATAATATAAGAGTATAATATATATATGTACTTTTTCTTTGTAAGAAAAAGTACCAAAAAGAACATCCTTATTGAGTAAGCCTCTAAAGAGGCTTACTTAGTAATATTACTAATAATAGTATTTCTATTCTTATACTCTTAATCTCTTTATACATCTTTTTATCAAGGTAGAAGATAACAATACCTATTAAATAAACTATAAAATATTCTCTGACGCTTTCTTTCTCCCCCTCTTCGAAGGAACAGTGATGTTCCCCCCAGTCCCGGGTCTTAACAATTGCATTTTCCTTGTAGAGATTGTCTGTTGCAAAATCTCTTCTGCTTCTTCACGGTTAGTATAGTAATTGCCGCAGCAAAACCGTTTTAAATCTTTAGGTTTACGGTTATCATTGGTCTTGATTATCTCCAGATAATTGTCAATATAGTAATATCCCTTTCCCGATGCTACCCTGAAGTCAATCGGCTCTACTCTTTTTTCATGTCCGTTCCAAGCCTTTCCAATTTTTGCAAATTCTTGTTTCAATATCTGTCGCTCGGCATTATTAATCATGTCTATCTGAAAGTCGATTGCTTTCCCGATATTCTCGCATAATGAATATCGCAAGGGCCCATCCTCCATCTTTATGCAATACATGATAATATTTCCATCAGCATCAATCTCTTTAAAAACACCTATTCCAACCCTTTTAGTAAGCAGGCTTATTCGAATCAACGAATTGTTAATCGGCATAAACCTGTCTGTCAGCTTACCAAATTTCTTATTCCAGGATAATCCGGCCTCATACAGCCTTATTTGCATTCGAACCATCTCTTCCTCTGTTGCGCTCCTAAAAGCTGCTTTATGAGGTTCTGTGAACTCCATAGAGGTAGTATCCATTTCTCCTGAAGGGCTTAATGACACACCTATAAAAAAACTATTATAGCCCACCTTCTCGACGATACCAACTACACCGGTATCATTAAGAGTTATGACATCATTCTTTTGAGGAAAATCGCAGCTAAACCAAGCTTTAAATTGTTCAAAAGTAATTTTGAGAGGCTCTTTCTCTGTATTGAAGAATTCGGCCTTAATCCCAAATCCCGCACAATACTGGATAATTGCCAATTCATCGATTTCTCCATTTCCTCGCACAGAGCTAAGGAAAGAATGGACATGCTGACTACTTTTCATTTAAAAAACACATTGTTACTTTATACATGGATTTAATAGGTGCACAAATATACAGTATTTACAAACAAATCAAACTTAAAAATTACATTTATTACACATTATACTATTAAAGATAAAAACATGACAAAAAAGTACATAAACGGCTACAATGCAGAACTATATATAATCGTTATATATATTCTAAAACTGAAACAGAGCATTGAAAATATATAAGTAGTAAGAATCCGTATCATCATATATCATCAGTATTAAGTATAAATAAAGCAGAAAATTACCACAGCCTATCCTCCATATTGAGATCGGAAAATCTCAATGCAATATATATAGGCGAAAGTATGCATTTTAGAGTACCAGGCTATGGTATATTTTTGCCAAAACACTATATATCTTCCACTTAAACCCTTCAGAACTAAAAAAATCAGATATTCTGTCTCTTACCATATATATAAGTGTATGCCAATTCGAATTAATATCAAAATGAAACTTGAAATTTCCCCCTCCGGAAATATATGGCATTCGCTCCGCGCGCGCGACCCTCCCCGTTCTTTTTAAATTATCACACCACTGAATATCAATTATTTAAAAGGTTCACTTCTCACAAAAGTGAACCTTTCTTTTATCTAATAAAATGAAAAACATAAAAATTGAAACATATTTCTTTATTTTATCTTTAATACAGTTCATAAACTATATATTAAACACAATACAACTAATTGATATTAAGCATTATAATATCATTCAAATACAAACTATCAATTTATAAGTATATATAATCTGTTCTATTTTTGCTTTTGAGAAAACAAAAAAATTTTTCGCAAAATATTATTATTTATAAGTATTTGATATTCAACTATTTAAAATCTTTCTTCGCGCGTAGGCGTACAGTATTGGTTTAAAGTCTGAAAAATCAAAACTATGAAAAAAAAACATGAAATAATTTGTTTGATTGAAAAATGTTAGTTATAATAGTCTTGTTCTCAAACGGCAAAAAAGAGCCAAACATATACAGAGAACAAACAACAAAAATATATATAGTCAATTTAAAAATAGAAATTACAAAACAGAAAGTTTAAGCCTCAAAAAAGAGAGAAACAAAAACGTGAGAGTGCCCTACGTAAAAATCGCACTTGTAAGGTTCGTTAAAAGGAACGATTAAAGAAGGTGTTAAATAACCACACCCCGCCCGACCGCCTACCAAAGCGGAATAAGTTGGAAACGGCTATGTACGTGTACTGAGCCGAGTGCCAGAGGTACGTTTTATTGGGAGTACCCCGAATAGCACTGAAACAATAAGGAAGTGTAAAAATAATGCCATAAGTGCGCCCAGTTGCGCCAGGACTAAAATACACTATGCAGGAAAAACACCCTGCACGGAGCTTGAGAAAAGAGTTATGCCAATGTCATGCCCATAATCACCAGCCGCCACCCGCCTTACCGTTAACTGCCGCACTGGAAAAGGTGCGGGACGTGCCAAGGATGTACCCGAACGAAATTGGAGTAATTCGAGTGCCTACTTAGATACGCAGAAGCCTCTATTCGCAATCTTGCGAGGTGCAGGAAGTATGCTTATCCGTGAAGTCGGCTATTTGGCACGTTGAGTATGTGCAAAGTTATTAAAAATTTGCGTGCATAGGGTGAAATATGCAGGCAAATTTTTGGGCACGTGGTAAGGTCATCACGTCTTACAGCAGTGTGAGAGTTCCGGTTCGATTCCGGAAGTGCCCGCAATATGCGATAACGCATAGAAATATTTATTAATCCAAATAATAATTACGATTATGGCAACAAGTAAAGTAAAATCAGAAGATTTCAAAGAATTAGAAAACAGTGCAAAAGGTGTTCTTTTAGTGTACACAAGTCAAGACGGCAAGAAAACTGCACAGCAATTTTTTGGTGCTGAGTATGAACCCGTTGACAAGTCACAAAATGAAATTTTCCGTGTGTGGAAAAATGTGCTAATCACTTTTTGGGCTGTGAAAAAAGAGGAACTGAAACTACGTGAAAGCAATGATGGTATCCGGTCAAAATTCCGTGCCTCAATTCCTACGGAGATTATATTCCGTGCAAGCAATGGCGATGCAAAACGTTTCCCGCTTGAAACATCTGTTTGGTCACGTATCGGATTAGTACCTACGAAAAAGGACTTTGAAAGAACTGAACGTGACTACAAAAAGGCTATCCACGCTGCCGCAAAAGCGTCTTTCGATGCGCTTGGTTTCCGTGTGGCACTGCCGAAAGAATTGGAACAACCAGTAGAACAACCTGCCGAAGTTCCGGCTGAAGTAGTAGCTGAAACAACTGCCGAAGCTGTAACCGAACAAGTAGCCACCAGAGGCAGAGGTAGAGGCAGAGGCAGAGGTCAGGTTACTGAACAACCGATTGCCGAGCAACCCCAGGAACAGCCTGTTGAGGTAACTGCCGAGGTTCCTGCCGAAACAACTGCCGAAAAAGTTATCGAAGTTGTGACCGAACAAACAACGGAACAACAACCTACCACAGAAATGGAAGTAGCCGCCTAATCCATCAGAATAGCCCGTAAATAGCCTGCATTGTATCAACATTGCAGGCTTTTTCTTTTTAATAACCTTACATTACATATCATTGTATGCCAATGGTATGCCCTAAAACGAAGTAATCTGTGAAAGTGAAAATATTGCTATGTGCTACCGTTTCATTGCTATTGCTATGCGGTACGGCACGACATTCCCAGTCAAATATCAGTGCCCCAAGTATTACTGATGTAACCCTTATACCGCAAGGTGCATACGAACAAATCATACTGGAGCATGAAGGCATTACAGACGAAGAAATCTGCCGGATATATGCCAGTAACGTATCATACTGGAATGAAGTAGATAAAATAATGTGCGGTGATTGACAACCGCACACCATCACGCTTCAGGATGTGCCAAAATGGTTGGCAAATCGGGTTCGACTCCCGGACATCTACACTACAAATTTTATTTCAACTTACTTCTTTGCATCGTGAGATGCCGTTCCCACCCCCAATATAACACGGATGAGCACAGTGCGGTAGGACCGCTTAAATCACACTTAACTGTGTGCTCTGTGCCCCGCTGTTATCCTGACAGGACAAGAATAGATGAGGTAAAAGGAATACACGGTAGTTTCAAAATCGCCTAAAAATAAATTCTATAAAAATATTTGCAATGAGAAAAAAAATGAAAGAAGTACTGTTTATGTACGAAATGGGCTTTGAAAGCCTACAAGGTTGTGGTTGTAGGGTTGTTGATATTGTGGCAAATCATTCATACAAAAGAGTGGTTCCCATCGAACGTATGGACCGAATACTTAAACTGTGCGGCATAAAACGTATTGGGAATGGATTAAGTTTTGAACTTATAAATCCAGAATACAAGAGAATAATTATTATTGGAGGCTATACCCCACATAAACACTAAAACAAAATCATAATACATATATGGTAGAAATATTCAGTACAGACCGTGCCATGAGTCTGGGCTGCTTTGTAAACTTCAAGGCAGCCAAAGGTACACTTAGCGAACTTGTCGATGCCAGAAAACTCGGCGAACATCCGGCTGTTTTTGCCTGCTGTTATAAGAACAACGAACTGTTAAGGGAATACATAGCAACCTTTTCTGGTGGGAAATGGCATGTTCCAGCCTCCCCAAAGTCGCAAGTCCAAATGAAAGTGATTGAAAAGTCATCCCGCAAAAAGCATTGGTGCAAAGTCTACAATTCACCGGAGCAATGCTTTAAAGAAGGCTTTCCGGGCTGGATGAACAGAACTTATCAACCGATATAAGTTATAGCAAAAATCACGCAAAAACAAATTAATATCAGCTTTGGGCGGCTTTGTAAAACCCATACATAATAACGATGAGAAATATCCTTTTTATTTTGGTGACAGTATTTACCTTGATATCGTGCAACCATCCAGGAAATATTTACAAAGAAATGAGTCGTGAACAGGAACAGCTTGTGAGTGAAGCCAACCGACAGTTAGGAATGCCTGCCATCACTAACTTTCAGGAGCGTAAACTGGCTAAGATGATTTTCGAACTTCGTGATCGTGAAGACCTTGTTTGCTATGCTTATATTGTGAACCACATGACCGGGAAGTTGGTGTTCCTTGGCAAATGTATTGGTTACGGGTTGCCATATTCTACCCAATACACCAATCCGCAGGTAATAGTAGCCGGTAATAATTGTTCGATAGGCTTGCCACAGGCAGATCCTAACGGATTGTTCATGCCTGAAGGGTTGTCAGCAACATGGCTAATGATGATAGACCCTGAAACCAACGAACCTCGTCCAGTCTATTTGGAGCCTGAAATTATTGTTTCACCATTTAAACTGGACATCTAATGAAAGTAGTGCTATATTCAATATCGGGATTTATCATCGTGCTGGTTCTTGTATTCATGCTGAGTTGTTTTGGTCTTGTAAGCTATCGCTTTTTTGCCCCTAAATACAAGAATACCAAGCGTGAAGTGTTTGAAAATACACAAAGCTTTGTGGAGGGCAAACGACAATCACTTACCAAGTACTATAATGAGTGGAGAAAATCAAATAAAGTGGAAAAAGCCTCCATTCGTATGATTGTTCTTCAGGAGTTTGCCCACTTTGATACAAACCTATTCACTGTCAAACAACTGGATTGGTATAATGAGATAGTGGGTTAACAAAGTATGTCTTGTTACTAATAAAGGCACATTCCTATAAAGCAATAAACATCCAATAATATAAAATTGACAAAAAAGATAGTACACCATTTAAGGATGGTGTACCTCAAAAGTATATCCCAAAGTGACCTAAAAATCAAAAAAACACAATACCATGTTATATCATAACTTTCACAATTTCGAAGGATTCCAGGGATTGTTCGGAATACAACATCACGGAAATGGAGTAAAAAGTCGTAAGAATAAAATTCTGCTTTCTTACATCAAGAATCGTCAACTGCTGCATGATGCAAATATAACAAATGACTATCATCTGCTCCACATATCGGATATGGCAGTACTCAAACAGACGATGATTGCTGAAATAAAACGCTCCGGGGAATATGACATTAGTCTGCCCCATATAGTGAACATCAAAAATAATATTTATCATAGCGCACTCTATTACACAGATGATAACAACGGGCTGTGCGAGGACGGTGATCCCCGCTCCATACGCTATGTGAGTGTTGAAAACGGGCGTGTCTTTAAAATGAAAATCGGTAAATTCTACCGCAAAATTGTCCTTGAAACGACTTTTGGGAAGACGCTGCCTGAACAAGTGCTGACATACCTGTGTGAAGAAATGGCGCAAGATTGGCAAATACATACGGTGGGGTGTCTGCCACAAAACAAACTCTTCGTCAATAAGAATTTTAGACGCATTTATGATTCTACTATTTGCGTAGGAGATTTTCACAGTTGTATGGTGGATGATGACTACCACACTTTCTATGAAGATGCCGTGGATGCCAGTGCTGCCTATCTGGAGGATGAGAATGAGAAAATCATTGCCCGGTGCATTATCTACAATGAAGTGAAAGATCAGAACGGCAAAATCTGGCGATTGGCAGAACGTCAATATTCTAAAAACGAGGATGACGTTTTAAAGCGTGCCCTTGTAGATGCTCTTATTAGAGAAGGACACATCGACGGGTACAAAAAGGTCGGAGCCGGATGCGGGGATTCCCGTGCCTTCGTAGACAATGACGGGAACTCACTCAGCAGTTACGAATTCTCCATCAAGTGCGATCTTGATTATGGAGATACCTTATCTTATCAGGATAGTTTTAAAAGCTACAATGAATACACACGAATAGCTACCAACTTCGAAAAGGGGGATATTGACCTTGCCACGACGGATGGGTATATAGAAGGTGACGGTGATGACGAAGAAGAATACGACGATTATCACGATTATCATTGCAGTGAAGTCACCCTTGTATATAAACGTGGATGTGAATATTATTGTGATAGCAACAATTTAGATGATTTTATCTATTTAGAAAGTAAAAATGCACACTACCACGAAGACGATGTGGATAGATGTGAGGAATGCGAAGAAAATTACCTCTCTGGTGAGGAAGGTGTTTACTCAGAAATCACTGATGAGCACTATTGTTGTTCATCTTGCCTTGAAAAAGCAGAGCAGTCTTACAAAGAAGATAACTGGACTTATTCAGAATATGATGAAGAATACTTTGAAGATGAGGATGACGTCGTTGAATACCAGCAGTGGTCATGTAACTTCAAACGCTACGAAAAATCTACAATCAGTCAGGAAACACTTGATAAAAAAGTCGAAGAAGGCGAATTCTATATCTTCGACGGGATTGCCTATGATGAGATTGATGAAGATACTCACTTGCCTTTTGGAATGCGCTTAGTCCCCATAGTTGTTGGAGAAGCCGCCTAATTAATAACATATAAAATCAATAAAATGGAATTACTCAAAAAACTTTATGAGATACATGCCCTCAGCGGTAAAGAAAAACATATTCGCAATTTTATCAAAAGTTACATATTCGAAAATATCACCAACGTAAAGATTACAGGTGACAAAATCGGCAACCTCTACATTACCAAAGGACAAGCAGAGACTTATCCGTGCATCGTTGCTCACCTCGATCAAATGCAGAGACTTCATAGCAAGGACTTCCGTGCCATTGAAACAGAAGATATTATCTTCGGATATTCACCATCCAATCGTCGTCAGGAAGGTCTGGGAGCAGACGACAAGAACGGAATATGGGTTGCTTTACAGTGTCTGATGAAGTATGAGGCATTGAAAATCGCCTTTTTTGTAGGCGAAGAAGTTGGTTGTGTCGGTAGTAGTGCTGCCAACCTCAACTTCTTTAGCAATTGCCGCTTTGTGATACAACCTGATCGACGTGGATATTCTGACGTTATTACACAAATCTCATGGGAAAGCCTTTGCAGTGAACAATTCCTATCTGAAATACAACCCGAACAGTTCGGCTACAAACCGACAGATGGATTGATGACAGATATTGAGGCTTTACGTGAAAATGGTCTTGAAATTAGTTGTATCAATCTGAGCTGTGGCTACTACGAACCGCATACAGACCGGGAGTTTACTATAAAGAATGACTTGAAGAATTGCCTTGAATATGTACAATTCATCATCGAATATTGCACGGAAATATATCATCACGAAGCAGAAACGTTCCCCGGAAATTATTTAGGTGATGGTGATGATATGGAACAAATGCTTTTCGATATTATGATGACAAATCCTGACTATACCGCTAATGATGCTTGGGATGTCTATCAAACAAACTTTCCAGGCTTTGAAAGAGAAGAGTTCATAATGATGTACCACGAATACATGGGTGCGTTTGGTATAGAGTCCCCTAAGTCCAAAAAAGTATTTAATAACAGACAGAAAACAAAATCAAAAAAGAAACAAACAAAATCCAGTTCCACCCGTCACCGCCAGAACTTCATTCTTTTCCCTGAAACCAAGAGTCAGAAAAAGAACAGGCTACATGAGGTTATTGACACTGAGAAATCAATGTTAAACAATACGAGTCAGTCAGTAAACATGTAAAGCGCAAGCGGGACAAAACAAAAATAATCAAAAAAAGAATAGGAATTACCCACTACTTAATTGTAGGTAATTCCTATTCTTTATAAAGCAATCATCAGAGAGATTATGGCAAAGATAAAGAACAACAAGAAATGGCATGGAACCGATGCCAATATAATAGTGAGTTTATTTGAGTATGGTTTATTGGTCAGATACGTGCCAGAAGAAAAAAGCTGGCAATGTCTCTATCGCAATCCCAATGATCCGACAAAATTTTCTTATGGTTGGAAAGATGAACGGGACCTGAAACAAATGTTCCTTACCGACTGGGCAAGGAACGATCTGCTATCTTTTTGCTCCCATGTTGGGGCAACATGGAAAGAATGGCTGGAACGCTCGGTTGTAGAACGAATATATGATGTCTTACAATACTATGGCGCACTCAACATATTCGGCGAAGATTATTCTGGTGGGGAATCTGCCCAGGATATATGTAAGGCGCTTCATATCAAATACCAGCCCGAGTATGAAGCGGCATAAAAGAACAATAATTAAAACTCAATAAAGTAAAATGAACAATACACTCACCTTACTCAAACGGGGTTTCTTTTCATCCGCTTGTATATGGAAACAATTGGTTTAAAATCATCAAAAACAATGGAGGAAACAACAAAGAAAACCAAGCCCCACCACAAATGGGAACAGATCAGTGTAAACCGTTGGCGATGTGGCAAATGTGGATGCAAAAAGGATAAAGTCTGCCGTCCTTATCCTGAATACCTGACAAAAGACGGACAGATCAGCCGGAAATCGCCGGAATGTATAACAGAATAAACAAGTAACGAAAATGGAAATATTTGAATATAAAGTTGATTTACATATCAATGTCTGGCAGCGGGTAGATGTAGAAGTACAAGCCAATTCAAAGGAGGAAGCGGATGCAATGATTATCAAACTTGCAAAGGAGGCACCTCTTTCCCTGGATAACGGAGACGAAAATATACAAAGATGTGTTGATGAATACCGTTGTGATACTGAGTCGCTAATTGAAAGTACCGCAAAAACGCCTACAGTCGAAGTGTACGATGCCGATTGTGGCAACTTTGAGACTAAAAACGCCCTCTATACGAACCTGAAAGAAGAAACCGCTCCACCTGTAAAGACGGATGTTGAACGTGCGGCAACCATGAGAGAAGAGGCAATCAAAGAAATCAGCGAGTGGGCAAATGCCTCACACGCTTATCTATGTAACCGGGAGGGCTATCCGAGAGGCTGTCGGGACGGCATTTCGCAAGCGAAAACCATAGTGCTTGAAATCCTATCCAAAATTGATGTCAAACAAGAAAAAACAGAATAAAAAAATACATAAGCTAACAATGGAGTATGGCACATCCTATTACATATCTCTTACCGGTTTATTGGGCCTGTGCTCTTGTCAACGATGACTATACAGGTCTTAGTGACGAAGAAGAAAAGCAAATAAAGGACTTTATGGAAACAGCAGAAGGCCATCCGGTTGATGTGGACTTTGAAACCGAAGGCTTTTACCATCACAACGATGCCGGTACTTTACCCGGAAATTGCGCAAACTTTACCTTCTTAATAGACGAATAATATGGATAAAATCATAATAGAGCAAACAGCGGGAATGTGGCTTTTCAAGATTACATTCCAACATTCACCTACTCCGGTTATCTGCAATGAATCCGGTTTTAAGGAAACTCTGGAACGCTTCGATAAAGGCATTAAATCAATCAAATACCTGTCAGGAGAAAGATGGCTCAAAATGTCCAGAGAGAAAGTACGCCAGCACTTCTCCTGGGACACAGAAACCAATTTGTTTCTGGCACAACATTACTACTTCAAATGTTCACCGACCAAAAACCGGAAGAACTGTAATAATAGTAAACAACCATAAACAAAAAGAAGATGAACAAATACGATTTCATAAGATTCGGAGAACCCGTACAGTGGTTCGATGACAGTGCAGACAGGTTCCGTATCATGCAGGTATGTCGGCCTTTCAACAGCCCGGCCAACAATAACACAGAAATATCATTGATACCGTCCGATGAAGATGAATGCGAAGAGGTATGTGTTTCCTACACGGTCAAGGCATCCGAATTGTTTCCTTATATAACCCCTTTTCATACAGGGTTTTGGCAAGCATTGTCGGAAGCGCAGAAAAACGGTGCCAGTGAAACTATCCTGCTTGCAGTTCTCCGCAGTCTGAACACAGATATGGCCACGTGCATTCTTCTGATGTACAGAAATGATTGCTACAGTCTTTACCCGGTGATCTGCCAGCTTTTCCCCGGAACAGAAGAGATATTCCAGGTCATTACATGGGAAGGTAAGGATTACCCGGCCCGTAAACTGACTATTTTCCGTGGGATGCCGGAAGAACAGGAAGTGCTGGTATCCGTAACAGAACTTTCAAGTAAGCTCATCAACAGCGAAACCGGTTGTCCCGAATCGGAAGCAGCAGAAGAACTGGATAATACTATTTACTATTATCTAACGGAGGACGAAATAAGATTGCCTGACCAGAACATCATCGCCCTTGTGGAGAGTGCCTGAGAAGTAACAATAAATAAATGAACTATGACAGATAAGATATTGGAAATGTTCTTTGACATCGCCAGATGGGAGAAAGCAATTGAGAAAGGCGTAGGCAAAGACATCCGGAAAGACCAGCTTATATTGCTGACCGATGAAAACACCCGGCTGCAAATTGCCGATGCCATGCTGAAAGGTAAGTATGAAATTTCGCCTCCCCATATCGCCCGGATTCCGAAGGACAATGGCGAGTTTCGTACAGTTTACGTGAATGAACCTATAGACCGGGTAATATTGAGTATTGCTAATGACTTGCTTTTCGACCTAATGCCGGACATGGTTCACGAATCATGCAAATCCTACCAGCGAGGTATCAGTTGTGGCAAGGTCGTAACTGAGATTAGTCACAAGATTGTGGATGCAGACAAAGGCTTCCTGGGGTGGAAATCCGACCTCAGCAAGTACTTCGACAGCGTACCGATTCAATTTATAGACATGGCATTTGACGCAGTGGAAACCCGGCATAGTCATTCAGTATTGATTGACGTACTGAGAAAATACTACCACTCCGACCTGTACTTTGACGAAGACAACAATCTCCAGCGTCAATACCAATCCCTGAAACAAGGATGTGCTCCGGCAAGCTGGTTGGCAGATGTACTACTATATGAACTTGACGAGGAGCTGTCACGGCTGGCTGATTTCTATAGACGCTACTCGGATGACATGCTGTTCCTCGGGGAAGAATACGAGAAAGCCATGAGCATACTCCAAAGCCGATTGGAAGAGAAAAGGATGAAGTTAAACCCGAAGAAAGTTGAATATCTGACTACTGAGATGTGGTTCAAGTTTCTTGGATTTAGCATCAAGGGTAACATGATTTCGCTATCTTCCAGTCGTATCAAGACCTTTCAGAAAGAGATTGAAAAGCGGACAATCCGTAAACCGGGTATATCTTTGGCAAAAGCTATAAACTCAGTGAACCGCTACCTGTATAAAGGCGATGGAGAGTTTAGCTGGGCGACACAAATCTTACCGGTATGCAACGTAAGGAAGGATCTCGATGAACTGAACAAGTTTGTCATGGATTGTCTGAGGGCCGTACAAACTGGAAAACACAAAGTGGGTGGTTTGGGATATGTTAAAACCCAAAATGATGGTTGTATCGTCCGGGGGCGTGGTCGCAACGTGAAAGCCAACCGATGTAAGATGACTGGTAACATTCCTGGTTATTTGAGTATCGGTTGTATGCAAAACGCTATTTTGACAAGACGGGCTGTATATAATACACTGGTTGCATCATTGTAGTTGATACCGAGCACACGGTGAAGGGATGAAGGGACAGGAATTTAATATTGCTGGTTTGCATACCAGAGCCTTAACGATCTTAACCGGTCTAGCAACCGGTTATGATCGTCCGGTTCTGGTTCCACCAGCAATGTATCAAAAAGCTAAAGGAATGTGCCGCCTGCCTGACACCCATATTGAGACTGAAACACATCAGTGAAGTTCAAGGAATAACAATTAAGTAGCCCGCGTGCGTAACCAGCTCATGCAGAGTCTTGAAGGCCGTTAATCCACCGCCTTCAGACTCTTTACGAGCTGTAAACGCGGGCAACATCAAGAGTATAAAGCAATGTGTCATTATTATGAGAACTTTTTTTTTTAGCACAAAAGCGTGATTCAAGGAATAATATTTAGCGTGCCGGGTTCAATAAGCCCCTCGGCGCCGTCGGAACTCTCTATTGAGCACTCCGACGGCGCCGCTTCCGGCTTCCAGCCACGGCGTACATCAAACATATAAAGTAATGTGCCGGTATTTTGAGAATCACGAAAAAACTTAGCACGAAGTAAAAAGTCAAGGTCAGGATTTTAATAGTCCAGCTTTACAGCTACTGGGGACCGACTCCCGATTGTCGTGGTCCACCAGTAGAGAATAGCTGGACATATCAAATTAATAAAGTAACGTGCCGTCCTTAACAAGACTTTTAAAAAAAGTAGTAACGCAACCAAGTATTGCACAAGGAGTCAAGTTCAACATACAGTATCGCACTTTTGTATCCTGAACCAGGTTATTACCTGGTTCAGGATACAAGCATACTGCATTTATCAAAACAATAAAGTAATGCGTCAGCGACTTTGAGTACAATTAATTAATAATCAAGAAAACATGAACAATATCTATCAGAAAGCTATCCAAGCCGTTGAGGATGGCGCAAATTTCAAGGTTGATTTTCAATCCCGAAGCCTGAAACTGAACGGCAAATTTATCATAGAAAACGGTAAGTACGAAGGCGACTTAGGCGTGCCTGATTGTAGCGAAGATGTTTTTTTCGCAAATGTGGAAGAACTCTATCTGTGCTACAAGCATTCGGTTCCTTCTCAACGTAGCGAGAGCAAATCCCGGCTGTATTTCAAAGCATTCTCTGAAAAGAACCTGAGTGATGACGCTATGCTATATGGCGAACGCCGGGACAAAGCGCAAATCGAACTGGAACTATATATCCTCTGCCGGATATTGGGCGGGTTCAAATGGAACCAGGAAAAGATGGGCCGGTGGTTCTGGCAGAGCAGGGCCGACAAAGACCTTGTGATACTTAGAAACTGGATTGAATCTAATAACAATTAACCATTTAATTATTAAGAAAATGAATAGCAAGAAAAAAGAGACAAGAGAAACGAAAGCGACTAAGGTATTGTGCCCTGAATGCGGCACACAGTTTGCAATTGCAAAGAAAGGATTTACTACTGTGGCAACAGTGATTGGTGAAGACTCAGATTTGGGTACTGTTTACCCCGCTACGATCGGGCACACTACATCTGCCAAACTCCCCAAGACAGCACAAGAACGCATAGAGGCATTACGCAATGCCGGTGTGGATGTAAGTTGTTTGTTTGCTATGCGGGGAGCGAATGGCGGCGAATGTATCGCATCCAACAAAGATGGAAAGCTTGTCATGCTGAATGATAGCGATCCGCTTTTTGAGCTCATTATCGCTCAGGGTACAGTGCCAAATCGTCGCTTATTCCGTCGCTGGGTCATGGCCCAAATGTTTCACATGCTATCCGAAACAGGCTATCGTTCCAAGGAGCCGCTGGGGGTGACATGTATGATTCATAATCTGGGTTATGAATATCAATGGAAGATGCTGATGGACGAACTTTACGCACAGATGAAAATGGAAGGCAGAGACCTCGAAAGTTTTGCAGATCGTAACCGTTGGTTCAATGTCGATGTAGTTGTGGAAATGGCAACAGACTACCTGACGGAATTGAAAAAGCGTGTGGATGCTCTGAAAACAAGAAAATGCAAGGGGACTCCTTACAAGCGTATATGTAGCCATGATATATTCGTGGAGGACTTACATCGCAAACTGTACGCCCCTTTCGAAATGGCAATAACAAATATCAAACGGGCAAGGAACGCCACCCAGCTTTATAATGCCACAAAGAAGTTTAATGGCATCCGCATCAAAATGGCACACGGCACTCCTCAGAGTAGCGCCTGGATAAACGCTTACAAGGGTTCCGGTGCGTTTTTTACCATGCAAAATTTAATCCGTTTTCATAACTGCACAGCCATTAATGATGCCGGGAGACATCTGAATAAATATCACTCGCTTGCTTTCATCTCAGCAAAGGCAGAAGAGTACAAGGATGGTGAAGGATGGCGTTTATTGGCAGTCCTGAAGAAGATGTTAAGTGATAACAACATCGACATCAAGAAAAAAATGGCTGCATGGCGTAAAGATAAGTAATCATGTCATTGCTTGGTAGGCAGGGATGTGATGGACCAACATAATTCAGATAGTCTTCTTCAATAAATCGAGGAGAAACCTAATTAGTTATTCTCCTCAGATTCATCCTGAAGACCAGACATCAAGTAAGTAAAGGCATACCCCAGTTGGTAGTCACATCCTTTCTTATGCTTGGTAGGCATAGGTATGATGGACCAATAATTTTAGTTGCTGCCTCCATGATGGATGTTGATAGGTCGATTTCATCGACTGAGTAACATCCTCAACGGAGGCACCACATCGGAATAATAAAGATATACCCCGGTTGGTAATCATGCCATTTTAACAATAATATTCCCAATAAATAACAAAACAAAAATGGAAAAAGGAACCAAATTTGATATTTCTCTCACCCGTACAGAAACCCTGTATCTTCTGAAACCGGACAAGTACGGAAAAAGTATCAGTGATAATCATAACATCGGCATTATGTGCAAAGAATATGGTGACGATGATGATTGGGTAGGGCTGAGTTCTGATGACTACGAAAACATCTTGGAAGATGCCACCACATATAAGGCTTTCGAAGTATGGTTATCAAACGAACAGGATAAGGATATGGTATATCGGTTTATTAAAAGCCTGGATATCCCGCAAGAACAACAAATCACTATCGCAGTATTATGTCAGGAAACAAACGAAGTGGACATTATTACAACAAATATGTCTGACGATAGCGATATGATTGAAGATTTCCTGGCTTGCCATTGCCAATATGACCTTGAAAACATCAACTGGATGGTATGTAAAGAGTTAAAGATAAATCATCTGACAGAAAAATCATTCGAGCATTAAAATGGAAAATCTTTTAAGCCCCGATATCCTATACACTGATCCCGACACTCTCCAGTTCTGCCTGCCTCTTTCCGATACGAAGTTCTGGTACTGCCAGGTAAACGATTGCCATAAGAGGTTGTTACCGGATGCTGGAACTACGGAGAGATTGATATATGACATCCTCTGTGGATACCCTGAAAAACTACTCTCCCTTGCAAGTAAGGTAATTGAAGTAAAAGAGTTCATCACAAATCATCGCTACTGGCATACAGGCGAAATAGATGTTACAGAGTTTGACCATAAGGAGCAACTGGATTTACTGAAAGCCTATGGTTATTCATGGAACAATTTTACATCAGACACTGAAAGAAACCAGATTATTTGCGAGTGTCATTTTGAAGAAAATATCCGCGAGTATGAAAACGATTAAAATGAAAAGATTATGGTTTTATACGCTTATACATCAATTGACGAATTTATAATAAGGTACATAAAGAAAGGCGGTCAGGCATATTGTATAGATGAAGGAGTCCTTGCCTCTGGTGACTGGATATTGTTTGATGCCAAAGGTAAGTTGAAATCCTGCATAATAAAAGAAGTATATATAAATCCCTGGTCTTCCGGTCAATCCCTGAGAAAATATAGGAGGTTACCTGAGAAATATGCGAAAATGATACGTAACAAAAAGGCAAAAAGAAAGAAAATACATGAGATTAAATATTGAATGCAAAAAACCGGAAATAGTACTGAATATTTTGCGCAATCTGTATATCAACGAAGAGGTTACATTGACAAAGAAGTATAGTTCTACTGCCGATTTTGAGATTAAATCTCCCAGTGGCAATGAAACAGTCTATCCATTGGAAGGTCTTCTGGAGCTTGCCGAGGATATTCCGGCATATAAAATAAGGATTCATTAATTATTTATGACTATAAATTATGAGCTATAAGAAAAATTTAGAGCAACTTGAAGGCTATTTCGAGAAAAAAGACAGGCATTCTACTATAAAATATAGAAGAAGCGTCAAAAAAGGCCGAAATAAATGGATACGGCGTTCCAAATTACCAAACGCCAATAAGGTACGCAAAGGATGGGAATATTAACATAATAAAATCAATACAATGAAGATATCAGACAAATCGACAGAACATATTCTAATCAAGGCAAATACAAACAGCGAGTGGGATTGCTGCGAGTTCGCACTTATTCATCTGTCAGAAAAATGGAAGCAACAGCAGGTAAAAAGGCTTGAGGCCGTCAAGCCCTTCACGGACGACTATACTTTTCAGTCTATGAGGTTTTATAACACTTCAGTGGATTTCTACCAGCCTGGAGATAACGGGGAACCTGACATAGAAGAGTTACTGGCAGACAAAGACTGGGCATTTGTAGAAATAGACGAGGACGAACTGGACGAGCTGACTCCACCCGAAAACAGCCTGGATTTTTACGTGCTTGAGATACATCGCGACGGAAATGCCAGATACAAGGCATACGGCAAACATACAAACGAGGAATTTTGGACAAACGAATTTTCGTTGCAACAGATAACTGAGCAAACTATAGAATTTTGATAGTAGTTCCATAACTACAAAATATTCCACATATTTTACTTTTCATCCTCTTTGAATCTTTATTCCCTAATCTTTATAAAACATAGAAAAATGAAAGAAATATCTATTCGTAAACTCGCTCAAATGGTGTGCGATCTTCCGGTAAATGGCAACATTTATGTTAAACAATACGGAGACAGTGAACTCTTCGGTATCACATGTTTAAATCTGTTCGAAAGCGATCTGGTCATAATCTCCCATTTTGGAGGCGGTTTTGCTTCCTTATTCGATACTTCAACCACCAACGAAGAAAAAGAGATGTGTACATGGTTACAACATGCTCTGGGAGCGGACAATAGTAAAAAGATAGTCTATTTGTTGACTGAGAACGAAGTCTATGGTAAGAAAATGATAACAAGAAACAAAATTCAGCTATGAACAAATATATATGTACAAGAACATATTCCATTCAAGAATATGACGCTTCAGGCAATAAGACTGAAATATTAATTGCAGTCGGTGATGTAATGGAAGAAGGCAATAAATATCTTGACAAGAGATATTGTCGTTTGATAACCCCCAGTAAAAAATAAACAACATGGATTATTTAACCGCTTATCGGAAGCGCATAGAGAACAATCATAACGTACTCATGTCAGTAGCCGAACAACTAAAGGCTGAAGGCTGCAAAGTGTATTCCACCAAATGTAACAAACCAAGAGGTACACGAGAGTACATTATAGTAGAGAAAGATGGCAAACGCAATATTGTAGGTTTCGCTGAGGTTCCGTACCGGTGGTATATCGGCAGTTCCTATTCCGGGAAAATTGCAGGACTTGTCGGTGAAGACACTTACGGCTTTCCCTTTACTGTGGATGAAATTATAAAATCACTTGTGCCGATTACTGAAAAAAGAGATTGGTTTTATGTGGAGATTTAATTAAGGAGATAATGAGTGAAACAATAGAGCAGACAATCAAGCGACTTGAATTTTGTCGTGATTGCATCGACCGGTCCTATGAAGCTGGAAGAATGGAATATGAAAGATTGGAAAGAATGATTAGTGAACTAAAAAACAAATAAATATGGAAAAACAAACAACAGTCATAGATTGCGGAAACTGTGAACAGAACGACGGCACCAGTCATTGTAGTACCGACAATTGCCATAAGATGTTCAAAATGTCAACCCACCAGTTCAATGTCATTCTGCGTGGCATTTGTAACGGTGCAGCATTGAGAAACAAACAACCTGAAATCCTCACAGACACTCAGGAAATAGTATGTGCCCCTCCTCTTGATATCTGGGCTATCTGTGCCATCAGTTCCGATGCCGAAGCATTCGGTTTAAAAGCCGAATTTCACTATGACGGAAAGAGTAGAATTGTTTTTACCCCTGCACCTCAAAAAAGAGAAATCTATATCGTCAAGCAATATTCCACCGGAAGCCGTGGTACTCAATACACCTATATTCGTGGTTATTACTCGACAAAGGAACTTGCAGAGCACAGGGGACAGAATATTGTGACCGACAACACAACCTGGGATATTGAAACAGTAGAATTGAATAAAGATATTTAAACACGCTTGTTAGAAGCCATTAAAAACAAACTACATAAATGGAAAGAAGTCAATATTTGCAACACCCATTGGTTGAGGGTGTTGTATATGAAATCACAGACAGCAAAGTGGAGATTACTTCTCCACATACAGTCTTTTTAAGTGCTCAAAGAGTTACGGAAATCCCTTTGTCAGAAATAAGACAATTGTTTCGTAAACTCAAAAAAGAAGCGAAAGACTCCGGGAAAGTAAGGCTGAAAGGAGTCTCTAAATTCCTGCCGCTTATCCGTGCCCTGTACCCATCCTATCACATGGCCGTTGAACAAAAAAACAAGCTGTTCTCTGAAATTGTGGAAATGGTCCACAAGATTGAAGCCGATGGCATTCACATGGGATGCTCTGATGACGAATTGCTAAGGGAAGCCAGGGAGAAAGTGCAAAAAATAGAAAGTTTTGGCTACCGTAACACTGATTACTTCCGGTATGTGGAATATTATCAAAACATCAGAGATATCCTTTCCAATAAATCTTGGGAAGGTGAGAATGTGATAAAGGAGGTAATACGCTTGGTGTAATTAAAAACCCCTAAACAATAAATTATCATAATATCAGGTATATGAACATTACAACAAGTCAAACATGAAAAAAGAAATATCATCCCAATTTTGGGATTTCATTGAAAAATGTATCCCGGACCATTCCGGTAGAGCAGACTTTTTACGCCAGTCGGAACTCCAGTCTTTACTTGACGGACACGAATCATCCCTGCAAGGCACAATCAGTTTATATGCCCGCAGGGAATTGGATAAAATCCTGGGTTCTTTGTACTTTGAGGCAATAGACAACCACATCAACGGAATTGGTGTAAACTGTGATAAATGTCATAAATTCATGGGAAAATGCAGCTATTGCCCCCATTGTGGTAAAAAACTCGTTCCTAACGAACAGTCCCAGTTACGGATAACAGAGGATGTAGGAGATGTTATGGATGTGTACTTATCCCTTGATGAATATCCCGAAACTTATAAGAAAAAACATACTGAACTTGTCCTAAGCTGTGGTATGACAGAAAGGGAAGCTACGGAACTATTGAAAAAGAGCCCCATTCAGTTAGAACTTTTCTATTCAATGGACCAAGGGTTATTTGCAGTAGAATCTGAGGCAGTGGAGTGTTCTTCAATCTATAACCCTTACACCGGCGCAGAAGTCGCCAATGACAACTTATAAAAATCAATCAGGCATTAAAAGAAAAATATACTTATGAATAACGAAAATCAAAATTCCCTTTCACCAACAGAAGAAACAAACCTGGCAGACTTTAAGGAAGTAATTGCCGATATAGCCTACGAAGCAGGTCAGGCAGGCTATAAAGAAGACAATTCCCGTGAGGCGATAAATCAAATTATTGCTTGGGCGAATGAGTTCACCGAAATACATAAGGATACGGATTGGAGCACGACCGACTATCTGGAAACCGTATACCATTTCACTGATGAAAAATTGAAAACCGTCAGTCTAACCCCCACAAAGCCCGGATTGCTGGATTTCGAGAGTGAGATATTTGCCCAAATGCAACAATCTTCCAAAAAACATACCAGCAAAGACAGCACTACACCCGAATCAAAAACTGAAAAAGACGGTTTGGATGAAATCCTTGCCGATACGGACAAATGTGAAACCTTCGGCTGCATAGTGATTGATGAAATAAGCAATGACGATGAATCTCCCCACAAAACAGGCTCCAATCTAATCCAGGCATATCAGAACGGAGATTGTGATGCCATGCTGGTTGCCCTGTGCGGTTGGTCTATGGATTCGTTGTTAAGTAAATACAACGAAAAAAGAAATGGAGATGATACAGATGAAGTCTGCCCGAAATGTGGTTCCCCCGCAATTCGATACGATGTGCATGAAAGTCTTTTCCACTGTGACGAATGCGGGCAGACCTGGAATGATAAACAGGAAGAATAAAGGTCCTGAAACAGATAAATCATAGTTATAACGGAAGCCGCCTCGATACCGCGAAAGTATCAGGGCGGCTTTTATTTTTAAATCAACCTCTGACATGACAGAATATAATCCAACCGGAATAAAAAAAGAATTAGGTATCAGTTACCTGGGAGGCTGCAACTCCCCGAAACTTATCAAAAGCTATGGTCGTAATGTGTTGACCTATGGTGTTTATCTGGCACCATTCAATCTTAGTGGCTATGCTGTATGTCCTGAATCCTGCAATTGTAGCAAATACTGCCTGCACGGTTCCGGTAGAAATAAACTTGAACTTCTAAAAAATAAAGAAGGCGGTTCCATCCAAAAATCACGTATCAAGAAAACGAAGTTATTTTTTGAAGATCGCGTGAAATTTATGCATTTACTTATCCATGAAATAAGACAGGCAAAGAAGAAAGCCGATGCTGAAGGTATGAAGTTTGCCGTCCGGCTGAACTGTACTTCCGATATCAATCTGGAAAAATTTGAACTGGACGGCAAAAATATTCTCCAGCTTTTCCCTGATATACAGTTTTATGATTACACTAAGGTATTTAGTCATGTTGAATTACTCGACAAATACCCTAATTACGACCTTACATTCTCGTTTGACGGTGAAAACTGGGAAAAGTGTAAATCCCTATTGGATAAGGGGCATCGGGTCGCTGTTGTCTTTGAAGATATCCTCCCGGCAAAATTCAGGGAATATCCCGTCATTGATGCTAACGGAGACGACGCGCGTTTCCTGGATGAAGGCGGTATTATTTGCGGACTTACATACAAAAGAGTAGCCAATGACTACGCCAGTGGAAAATACCAAAGGCCCGACACCACATTTATAACCCGATATGGAAACCAGAAACATTAAACAATATGGAAGATAAAGTATTTAGGAATTTATATGAATGGAGCCATGAAATGGAGGGCGCCATGAAAATTCTCGAACGCCTACAGCGCGACGGCATTCTTCTCGATACAGAAGGAAAAGATAAACGAATATATAGCGATGCAATCTATCGGTTGCTACTATCCAGCATAGATAACATCTACTCCTATATCTGCCTCGGAAGGATTGGATTTCGGAATCATAAGACGAATGCAAGAGGTAAATTAATAAGTTGCGAAGCATACTTTATGTAAATCAACTTAATCGCTCCAATCAACAGGCAATAGACTCACAGCTTTTCTATAATCCAAATAATAACATTATGAGCAAACAGAAATTTCCCGGTCTTAATAATATGACCGTAGATGAAGTGCGCATCATGGCTAAGACATGTAAAGCCGAAGGTGACTCACTCGAACAAATTCACGAAATCATCAACTGCATTGACGATTGCCTTTCCATCCAAAAAAGTGCAGCTATGATTAACAGCCGGAAAGGTAAACGGGCATGGAACAAGACATCAGCCCGTGATGTCATTGTTGCAAGGGTTTGTAATACTAAATTCTAAATATATGGCAAAGAGAGGCGTATTAACAACTTCGGACTATCTCCCCATAGATGCATTTGAAAAACTTCTGGAGGGATTGCACCGTGACAAGAAATATGTATGGGAACTTTTTTGCAGCATTGCATTCGCCACGGCACTCAGGGTATCCGATGTACGGTCAACCAAGTGGGTGGACGTACTGGGAAAAGACGATTTTTTCAAGAAAGAGAAAAAAACAAAGAAGACCAGACATATATCCGTAGATACTACAGTACGGGACCGGATTTCCGAACTTTATGTGATTATGGGCTCGCCGGACAAGAGCCAGCCCGTAATCTGTAACCAAAAGACGGAAACATCTTTCACTACCCAATATATCAACCGAACCCTGAAAAAGTTCCGTGTCAAATACCAGCTTCCGATAAAAGCGTTCAGTACCCATACTTTCCGTAAAACCTTCGGTCGGTACATCTACGATACTGCCCAGGACAAAACGGAGGCATTGGTATTGCTTAACCGTATCTTCAACCACACCAGCATAGAGACGACAATGGTTTATATCGGTCTCCGGCAGGATGACATGAATAAGGCATACCGCTCCATCAAGTTCAAAAGTTATGATGAAACTGTGAACAGGAGTGGAACGCATACAGACGATTTTACAGAATGAACAGCAAAAGAAAATAACCTCAAATAAGTGACAAAATGAAAGTAGAAGAAATTGAAATTGGTAAAGAATATCATCTTACAGGAGATATCGAAAACGGATACATGGATGGAAAACCTTACATCTCTCACGAAGAGGTTACAAGAGTTATAAAACGGATAACGGAAACACGTATTATTTGTGAGTGTGGCAGAAAGTTTTTAATAAATGAAAACCTGACAATAACCGTTCCAGCATATAGAAAATAACTTAAAAAATATAGAAATGAAAACGAATTACGGACTAAAATTCAATCTGTTATCAAAAGTCAAACCTTCATGGAGTGATTATGACAAACAGGTTGCCCGCACCCATTTGGCAAATGCGGGAAAGATTATCGTAGATACCACCTACGGAAACCCCATTGACAATGAATTCGACTTGGAAGAAATATACCAGATACTTTCCCGTACTCAAACGGTGAAAAAACTGGGGAAAGGAGAGTTCTTCCGCTTGACTGACAGCGAAACGGCCCCCGTCTGGGTGAGGAGCGAATATCTGCCGGCTTGTCGCAAGTTCAGTTGCTACAAGTATGACGATGTAAATCACGAACGACTGATGAACGGAGATACAAGCGTATTTGTCGGCTTTACCTTCTAACCGGTAATTCTACCGTGGTCTATCCCTGTCGTTTTTCCAAAAATCATAATCATCGAAACAATCGAAAGATTTTGTCCTGGGCTCCAACTCTTGCTTAGGTGTCCTATATTTCAAGTCATTTATTTCCAACCTGAGTTTTAGGATTGTTTCTCTCTGCTTCTTGTCCTCAACAAGAAGAAACACGATCAATCCGACCAAAAGAACGTCGATAATGACCATACAGACAAATGTCCGGGAATAGTAATACCAAAAGTCGTGTACCCACCTCATAATAAGTAGTTTTAAAGTTATGGGCAAGCATAAAAGAACGTGCCCAATCCAATCACACAGCTCTCGGAGGTGCAGCAAACAACCCAGACGTAACCGTACAACTGAACGGGCACGTATATTGTGTTGTAACAACATACGAAGTCCTGTTCAGTTTCAGGTACGTCTTTCGAGTTTGCTGCTTTCCGAGACACCGAAACTGAATACTAATATTGATACCAACCGGTATCGGAAGCAAAGATAGTAAAAAGGATAAATATTACAATAAATATAAAGCAGAATCATGGATATTCAAGAACTTACACTCAGTTATCAAGCCCGTACAAAGGCACATTTCAAATTAGTAGAAGGAATAAAGAAAAATGCTTCACCCGATCTGGTCCCTCCTGACTACATCAAAGAGGTGATTATTCCCATACACCGGTTATTGGCAGAAAAGTTTCCCAAACATCGTGTAGAAATCCCCGATGAGAATTATGCTCTGCACGAAGGATATTTTCAGGTTAAAATGAATAAAGTGGTTATTGGCGGACTTTCATACCCGATAGCCAATGAAGCCAGGATATATTTCACACCGCTATATCACAAACAAGTTGCAGGGAAGCGACAAGAAATCACTTCAATAACAGAGTTCCAGCAGATTATCAGCAAGCTATTGGACAAAAGAAAAAAACAAAAATAAAGAACTACTCGTAAATATGCGACCATCTCCCCTACGTTTCCAAAAGAACCATCACTCATTCCTGTTTTTGATATATGGCTGGAAAACCATATATTTGTTTCCGTTTAGTAGTCATACAGAGTCCTTGAAAATAAGAACCTGTATGACAGCTTATTAACAAACAGCAATCCATATATGAAGAACATCCGTTCGTTCATATATAAAAACAATTGACAAGTATTCCAACTCAAATAGAAATAAAAAATGCAATCTTGGGAAAATGAAGATTTTGTAAGAGAAGTATATACTCAGACCAAAAAGCGTCTGGGAAAAGAGTACCAAACGAACGTGATAGCTCTGTTCCATGTCGGAAGCTACATTGAAGCTTACCTGGAAGATGCCGATGTCGTTTCAGACATATTGGACATTCCCCTTCAGACTAAGGTTGGTGAAGTCCGTATGGTACAGTTTCCGGAGGACGGACAGGAAGTTTCTATCGGGAAACTGACGGATACCGGTCTGGGAGTTTCATTGTCGGAAATCCGGGACGAAAACGGAATCTGTTATCTGGACGCTTTTCAGGAATCCCCATCAGGGACGCCTGATAAAACAGGTTATGAATCAGACTATCAGCAGTTAATATCATTTAAGTACAAAAAATAAACAAGACTATGAGTGAAGATGAAAAAATAATCAGGTGGATGATACTGGCAAAGCTCTCTCCGGTGCTTTTCATAATGCTAATTGTCTTTATCGGCATAGTGAAGGGGTGTGTAAGTGAAGAGCCGGATATTGAACGCCAAAATGCCCGGCAGGAGTCAATTAAAGATGTCTATGTTGTCGATGGCGGTTACAATGGTTTCCGTATCAGGTATGGCACAGCCGATAAGGTAACGGAAACAGAATGGGGAAACATCCTGGTTGCGGACTCCATCTGGCAATTTGAGGAACAAATGCAAAAGGATGCTCTCGTCCAATTCGACGATCTGCTCCATCTTGATATATACGAGTTCGCCCAGTTCGCAAAAAACTACGGCCATAAGGATATCACTATGGAATACATATTCGTGTCCGGTCCGGAAAAGAGGAACCTATACAGCCGTCCCAATCCCAAAATAAAGAACAGTGCCGAATGGATAGACTCCAACACCAACCAGGGCCTTCTGTGGATTGACCACAACGACATTTATTTCTATGATGGGAAAGGCCCCAAAACATACCGTTATTACAAGTGCTCTTACCCCTTCGATACATCCGCTACAGATGAGCGTTTTAGCCACTTTTCAGAAGATCAGAGAGTGCGTTAAAATAAGCCCCTCTCGCCTGTATATATTGCCCGGATGCCTCTCAAAATAATATCTGTTTTTACTTGGTTCGTAAGCCCTAATGACGTAATTTTGCTCTGAAATTGAATGTAAAAAGTTTGTAAATTGAAGGCAATAGATTGGATTATGACATAAAAAAACATGGTATTGACAGAAAAGTCACAGGTTAAGTTTACGAAATGCGAACGCACGGGAGAACTCATAGGGTTCGTCTCACGCAACGCAAAAACAAAGAAGTTGAAAGGAGTCCGTGAGGATTCAGAGTTTGGCAAACAGGTTTGCGTGCTTTCGTCCGATTTGAAAGGGACGCTTACACCAAACCTTTTGTATGATGTGGAGTTGAAAGCGATGCACCGGAAAAACGGTTTTGTCGTCGTTTCTGCAACTCCGGTATTGTTTAAAGCGCAGATCGAACTTGTGGTTATCCCCAAAATCACATATCAAATCAAGGTCATATTTGGGAACAAGGTTATATATTTTGACCCGAAAGATGGCAAAACAGCGTCCAGCAGAACTTTAGAGGGGGTGTTGAAAATTCTCAGTGAACGCAAGGATGTAGAAAATCTCGATGATGTTATCACTGAATTCGGCAAAAAGGCGATGACACTTATCCGCCAAATGCAGGCCGACGGCTTTTTCTTTAAATAAAATGGATTATCCCATTGAAGGTATTGCGACAGATGCCGCTCACTCTCTTAAAAAAGGAGTGACGCAATACCGGGCCGTCGATCTGGCAACCGGAGAACAATTATTCCTTAAAGACCTTGGGAATCAAACCGTAAATATAGGAGAATTTCTCGCCGTAGTTGCCGCAGCAAAATATATCATTGAGCACGATTTCCATCCACGTGTCATATACACTGACAGTATAACCGCACTCACATGGTTCACCAACAAGAAAACAGCTTCCAGGAAGCGGATGCCTGATTTGGCCCGTGCCGAGATATTTCTGAAAATCATGGCCTCTGAAACAGATAATATTGCCGTCATTCACTGGAATACCCCGTTATGGGGTGAAATTCCGGCAGATTTCGGAAGAAAATAAAAGAAAAAGTTGCTTTAATTATTATTTGGAATCATGGTTCCCTATCTGTGAAGACCGGGAACCATACATTTAATCCCTTTTATAGTATGGCAATTAAAAAAACAGAAACGAATCAATACATTCGCATAACTAAGAAAGAGTATATTTCACTGCTCGAAGACCACATGCTTGTCCGGGCACTGAAAATAGCAGGAGTCGAACAGATGCCGATTTACAAGTCCGTTCAAAGTATCCTGGAAGATGAAAGGGTTGAGATACATTCCATCCCCCAGAAATACGGTCTCCCTGACTGATTTCGCAAAAAGCCCGATAAACTGAGTGATAGTTTGCCGGGCTTTTTATTATCTGAATTATATCCCACTACTCTCTAACCGGTATATCACCTTTCCGGCTTAAACGTGAATATACTCATCCGCTTCCGTAAATAAAAGTACGGGAGAGTCTGAAATGTACTTCTTGAAGTATTTAATTTTCTTCTCCGTACATTCTTTTAATCTGATAAGTATTTTATTGTCCGGGATTGATATATACCAGGAACTCCAACCGATAGTATCCTCAATTACTTTCCTGTTAGAAGTTTTAAAATAAAACTCATCCAATAACTTTTCTACATTTAATAATTCTCCATAAGAAAATTTACACGATTTAAGTCTCACATAGGGCAATGAAGCATCTGTAACAATAGTCATAATGTCAGCAAATGAGGCGGTATTAGACAAAAGCACCATAATGCTGTCATTCGCTATGTATGACCCACCGTAAAAAGATGGATATTTCCCAGTTTGTGCCTTTACAGATATATGGTAAAGTTCATTTGCCAATAAAACACTCAGGGGATTGTCCTTATCAATCATCCCGTAAGAATTCACAAAGGAAACAGAGTCTTTATTTATGCCTTGTGAAACTCCAGCCTGTGATAAACAAATGCAGAAGAAATAAAAAAACAAGACTTTTTTCATAAGCTACATTTTTAATCTTAACACCACCCCGTAAAGTTAGTAAAACAAAGCTCCCCGTACAAATTCCGGCGTAGATAATTATCTCCTGATCTGGAATTAACAACATTCTTAATTACTCTCCGCTAACATCACATAATCAATACTTTAAATTAATTCTGCCAAAACTATTTTGAAGAGTTTTGGCAGATTGAAACCTTATCCATACATTTGTGACCATATCCCGATAAAGAGGATATAAATACCCATCTTAATTGAGTGCCCGATTCCAAAGGCACGCGAGTGATAGTTACAAGGGGCTTTCCCCCTTTTCCTTCCCTCCACAATATTGTAAACTGAGAGTAACGGTGCATCCGGGCCCGTTATCACACTTCCAATTTCCTCGGTCAATATTAACTATCGCATTTTTAATCATGCAAGTAGAAGAAAACTTGAAAGAAGACATCCAGCAAGGCATGTCCGTAGAAGACCTGTTTCTTAACTCACAGGAATCGTACCAGGAAGCACAGGCGAGAGCAGCCGAAGAGAACAAATCTTTCGTCAAAACCGAATTTTTCCGAATGGACAAATTAGGCGTTTACCGCCTGCGTATTTTGCCCGTTGCCCCCAACACGGACGGCACGACCGACCGCAAAGCTTACGAGTATCCGGTTCATCAGATGCTCATGGAACTCGAAAAGCCAACTACAGGTACAAAAGCGCAGTACATGTATGTCTCAGTACCCCGTGCCACCGATGCCGGTTACTCGCTCGACATCATCGACATTTACCGCAAGGCTGCCGTTGCCTCGGCTAACGAAAATGGAGACGAAAAATTAGCGGAAAAAATTGCCGGTGGAAGTTTCGGAGGCGGTTTGAAATTCGGCTACGGACACGCCCTGTATGTGTACGACATGGATGAACGTACCAAAGGGCTGCAACTGCTCACCCTCAGCCATTCCCAGTTCAAGGACCTTGACGAGCGCAAATTCAAGCTCTGGCAGAAAAAACTGGCAAAGAACCCCAACTATCCCTGCCCCGTCAGTTCGGTGTACAATGCTTATCCGGTCGAGATCGAGAAGAAAAAGAACGGCAGCAAGACCGAATATCTGATTAATATCGACAATGAATCGGATACGGATGTTCTTTCCAAAGAAGAACTTACAGCCTTGCTGAACGCCCCCCGCATCCCTGAGATTATTTACCGCTATTCCCGCTATCAGTTCGAGGCTACTATCGAATACCTGAAACAGTGCGACAAGAAGTATGGCCTTAGTATCATGGAGCAGGAAGAGATGAAAGAAGCCATCGAAACCCTGGGTGCCGAACTTCCCAAAGAAGACGCCAGTTCATTCACCTTCGACAAACGTGCCAAAGACTCCAAAGACAATGCGGAAAATACTGCCATCGGCCTGGATGACCTGTTCGACCGTTTCGACGAACTTCAGGAACAGGGTTTGGGAGACAAGACGGAAGAAGGCCAGGAACTCCGTGCCCTTATCCGTGCGTTTATTGAACAGGAAAAGTTAGGTGTCCGTGTCACCCGTTCCACCACTAACCGGGACCTTCTCGACTTGATTGAAGAAGCTGTACAGGGAAGCTCCCAACCGGAAGCGGAAACAGAACAATCCGCAGAAACCCCTGCAGAACCGGAGGAAGAAACACCTGTTCCTGAAGAGACTACAGGCAGACCCGAACCCCGTACCCGCCAACGCCGCAGATAACCGGCATAAATCACTATTGTATTAATTTTCAGAGGAAAGCGTACTTGTCGTGCGCTTTCCTTCCAAACTTTTTACGCTTATGTCGAAAATAAATCCATGCATTTTATTATTATCGGATATACATGTCTCAAAGGACAACATACCTGAATTTACGGCAAATTGGCAGGAGGCACTGGCAGTATGTGAGGGGATGAACATTCAGGAAATAGCCTTCGGTGGTGATATGTTCATGTCCCGCTCCGCACAAACATTGGATGTGTTGCTGGCTGTACATGACGCTTTGCTTTCCGCCGAAAAAAGAGGAATTAATGTCACATTAGCCAACGGAAATCACGATAAAGTCAATCAGGAAGCTGTCAGAGGCTATTGCCATGTATTCGACCAGCATGATAACGTCCTTGTTGCTGATGATATGATAAGTCTGTTAGCTTCCGAAGATTGGGACTTTGTATTGCACATCATCCCTTACTTTCCTGAGAACGGCAGCTTTATTGAAAAACTGGACAAACTGATAGCTGACGGTTTAGATAAGAAACGGAAAAACTATCTCTATATCCATGAAGGGATAAACGGAGCGTTGTCCCAACCGAACGAAAAAGAACTCTCTCCCAATATCTTCAGGATTTTTGATAAGGTCTTTGTCGGGCATTACCATAATCGCTGCATCATTGACGGAACCAATGTCGAATATATCGGTTCGTCGCGGCAGATGAACTTTGGCGAGGACGAAGAAAAGGGCTACACCGTTATCTATCCCGATGGTCGCTACGACTTTATCAAGAACCGGGTCAATACCCGTTATCTGGTAATGGACGTTCAGGTAGAGAAAACAGGCATCCACCTTTCCGACAAACTGGAAGAAATCAAGGAGGACGGACGTTACCGGGTAAAGGTTCGTGTACATACTTCCTCTGCCAAAGCATCAGGCATTGACAAAGAAAAACTGTTGCAGGCAGGTGCCAGCAAAGTGGAGATTGTAGCAGAGGACCCGGAAATAACCGAAGTGGCGGGCTCCGGTCTTTTTGAGAAGTTCGACAATCATCAGATCAAAGAGACCTACGAGGCTTTCTGTGACGAGAAAAAGATTGAAGATGTTGAACTGGGATTAAGTTACCTGTCTAAAATCGAATAACCATGTGGAAATTACATAGAATTGTCGCAGAAAACCTGTGTGCCTTCCGTGAGTTGGATTATTTCCTTCAACAAGGAGTCACCACATTAATTTTTGGAGATAACCGTGACAACGAAAGCCAGCAAAGCAACGGCTCCGGCAAATCAGCATTAATAGAATGTATTGCGGTCGGGCTCACGGGCAGTCCGTTGCGCAAGGTCAAAAATGAAGAGATTATCAATGACAAGGCGGACGAATGTTGGATACAGCTACAGTTTGTTAATGACAGCAGCACCGAAGTTTTCAATATCGAACGCCAGCTATTCCGTAAAGGAGCTTCCATTGTAACTTGTTCCATCGAACGTGATGGCAGGTCCATAGATACGGATGAAGCGGTACAACCTTCCGTGGATGCGTATAACAAGTATATTCTCGAAAAGTTAGGTATCAGCAAGGACGAATTATTCAATAATTTCCTGCTGTCAAAATTCAAGTTTCAGGACTTCCTTTCTTCATCCGACCGGGAGAAAAAAGAAATAATCAACCGTTTCAGCAATGGTGTTCTGGTCGATCAGGCAATTGAGAAACTGGCAGAGGACAAAGTACCTGTAGCGTCGAAACTCCGGGAAGCCGAACTGGAAATAGCCGGTATTGACGGTCGGATAGAAATGCTGGCCGAACAGATAGCCGCAGAAGAAAACAACCAGGCGGAAAAAGCACGTACAAAGACCGAAAAGATTGCATCCATACGTCGGACTATCGGCGAGAAACATGCGCTGATACGTGAGAAAAGGAAAGAAACAGAAACAATAGATTGTGTTTTGGGGAAACTGGAAACGGCAGACTGTGATATTCAGGAACTTGAAGGCGAAGAGCACTCTCTGGAAGTCTATCTTTCTAAAATACGCGCTATACTCTCTCCACTATCTATTGAACTGACGGACTGGGAGAAAGTAGTCGGTGACAAACATACCGAACTGGATGCCCTGGAAGCCGAACAGACAAAGTGGAGCAACGCCCTTACCATAGCGGAAAACAAGGTGCAGACCCTGACAACGGCACATGACCGCCTGAAAGCGGATTACCAGTCTTTTTCAGATACCTGTACCACTAAAGTGGACGGTTACGACAAGAAGCTGAAAACACTGGACGACCAAATCGACCGGATGAACCGGGATATCGTACAACTCAAAGGAGAACGTCATACTCTTTCTACAGCAATAGAGGAACTGACTACCCGGCTGGCAGGCACAATTACCTGTCCTGAATGTGGCTATGAATTTCTTGTTTCGGACAAAACCTTTGATGTTACCGAGGGTACTGCCGATCTGAAAGAAAAGAATGCGGCTTTTGAGGCTGTTATTTCCCGGATTGCCGGTTGTGAGAAAATAGTAAGTGACATCGAAAAGGAAGAACAGCAAATCCGCACGGATAAACGCTCTTTGTCTGCTGAAAACAGTGTCTGGAACGACAAACTGGAGCAAGCGGCCCGGCAAATTCGTACCGCTTCAAATAAACTGGAAGAGATACGTTCCAACCAAAATGCAGTAAAAGCCTCTATTTCTTCTTTATGGACCGTCCTTCAAAATATGTGTAAACGGGTATTTGATGAAGCATTCGATTTGATAGATTCTACTTGCAGGGAGAAAGAGCGGCAAATGAAGTCTCTACAGGATGAAATCAAATCCGCTGAGAGTTCAATCGAAACGCTGGAGGAGACTATTCAGGAATTGAACGAAGCATCCGTTTCAGAACTGACCGGTTCCCTGAAAGCGTCCCTGAAGACATACCGCAAGAAATCCTCCGACGCTGTTACCCGTAAGTCGGATATTGAAAAACGTATGCAAAGGCTTGACGAGCAGGAACAGTATTTTGCACAGTTCAAAACTTATCTGGCAAACACTAAGATTAATGCGCTGGGTACGATTACAAATGAATTTCTGGAGAATATAGGCAGTGACCTCCGGCTCAAATTTTCGGGCTATACGGTGCTTAAAACAGGGAAAGTGCGTGAGAAAATTTCTATTTCCATCCTGCGTGACGGCATGGATTGCGGTTCATTTGGAAAACTAAGCGCAGGCGAATGTGCAAGAACCAATTTAGCAACCATACTTGCCATGCAGAAGTTGGTTAACGCTAATTGTGAACTGGATAAGGGGTTAGACCTTTTGGTTTTGGACGAAATATTGGAGGCGGTGGACGAGAACGGACTTTCATCCATGTTTGCAGCCTTGAACCATTTGGGCATCACGGCACTTGTTGTCAGTCATGGGAACGTAGCAGAAGGGTATCCGCACAAACTGGTAGTCACAAAAGAGAATGGAGAATCTAAAATATAACTATGAATCAAATCAACAACAATGATGCTATTCCAATCGGTAAAGAACATGTGCTTGCACTTGATATTGCCACCCACACCGGATATTACTCCGTGCATGAGTCCGGCACGTGGAACTTCACGGAGTCGAAGAAACGTAATGACAACAAACAGCATCTCGACGTTCGGAACACCCTATTGTCCTTTATTAAAAACTATGGTATCCTCCGTATTGTCGCAGAAGACGTCAACGTCAACAACCATTTTCGAGATATGCGCAAACTGTCCGAATTCAGGGGGATTTTGCTTGAAGTATGCGATGAACTCGACTTGCCCGAACCGGAGTTTGTCAATGTTGCCTCATTGAAAAAATGGGCGACTGGCAACGGAAAAGCCGGAAAAACGGATATGGTACAGGCTTGTATAGATAAATACAGATATACGCCTATCGACGATAATGCTGCGGATGCCTGCCACCTGTTCCATTATTATATTCGCAAATACCGTATCATGTGACGTAATTCTTTCTACAAATCACTTATCATTAATTGACGCATTAGCTGACAGATTACATAATAGTTTTTCCCGTAATTAAAATCTGTACAATGTGGACACCTACCACCCAAAGGCATCTTCCTTAAAAGAAGACTCTGCCGGACGTAGGACGGAGTTGTTTAACCTCTACGTCCTGCCCCACAAAAATCTAATTTATAAACTATGTATCCGCTATTCATACTCACAAGAGGATATAGCAGATAATTACAATGAAGTTCTCACTAATTTTTTCAAATATATCGAAACGTATGACCCTGCAAGATCCATTCAGACATGGCTCCATATCGTGACCAAACGACTGGTTGCCGACATGAACCTGCGCCGGATGAACTACAACAGGTCGGACGATATAGACATTCAGGAAATAGGCGATACCATCCCGGATGACGGTGAAGAGGGAGTCAATTGCATGAATATGGATAATTACAGCCAATTCTACAATGATGACATCCTTAGAGCTTTAAGCCAGATAAAACCGATTTACCGTGAAGCATTATTGTTACAGCAGGCCGGATACAAACTGCATGAAATCGTAGAAATCTCGTATCGTAACGGGAACTTGAAAACCCGCAACATTGAAACGGTAAAGAGCAGGCTTTTTCTTGCTAAACAGCAAATGCGCAAACTGGTAACCCGTGATGGAGAGAGCAGAACAGATTAAATGCACCGTCCGGGTGTTTACAGCCCTGATGAAACAGCTTTCGCCCCGCTTCTCTTTCCCGAAAGGCGGGGCCGCTGCAAAGACTGTATCGTCCTGTCTGGACTCGCTCGAAACCGCTCATTCAGCAGAACTGAGCCGGGAGCGGATAGTGGATTACTGTGTATGCCAGGTGTATGCGGCAAGCCGATACGACAAGGGTTATGTCACAGGCAAATGGAACATAACCCATTCGTTCGGCAAAAAGGCGTTGGAGAGGTTCAAGGAAACCGGCAAGGCAAAGAAATATTACGAGGACAAATGGCTTCGGGAATGTGCCTTGTCACGCTCCATGCTGCTTTCGCTGATTGAAAACAGGGAAAAGCACCCGCTGTTCAAATTCATCTATCCGGATTACGAAGATGTAACCAAGATGCGGATGTTGTCAAGTGAAGTCGGCTATTATATCTGTGCCGTATCGACCTTGTTATGGACTCCTTTTTCTCCCGCCTGCCGTGATTGCCTGAAAGCCGATTTGTGTAAGGAACGTACCCGAAGCCGTTACCCGGAGCTTTACCGGATACGTCTCGAAGAATTTAGTAAGGAAGAATGAAACAAAAGATAAATGCGTTAAGTGTTGAATTTTTGTATGAACTATATGCTACCGCTATCAGGAATGACTATGTGTGTGGCATTCTGGTGGAGCACATGCGGAAAGAGTATTTGCCGGACAGGACATTCCAGAAAGTACAGCAGGTGCTTGCAAACCATTATAAGACCTATAAGACACCGCCATCATACTCGGTGCTTTCACAGGGCTTTACGGGAGATTATGATGCCATCGAACTGATTAACACATTCCAGGAGTTCGATGACGGGAATAACCCGGAAGTGATGGTTGACATGTTGGAAAGCTATATAAAGGGAGTACGGTTGCAAAGTGTCTATTCCGAAGTCGGCAAACTTTATAATGAAAGCAAACAGGACGAAGCGCAGGATATGTTGAAAGCCTATGCCGAATGGTTATCCGGCTTTACTTTGAAATCCTCTGCCTTTGTGGATGTTGCCAAGACGTTTTCCAAGCGGTTTGCCCAAAACAGGCAAAAGGATTTGGATGACCGGAATTCTACTTTGCCGCAAGTCACCCGCTTTTACATTCCGGATATTGACGAGCTTAACGGTGGACGTAATTTGCGGGGGCAACTGACCTGCTTTCTTGCCAGTACCGGTGTGGGAAAGTCGCACATTGCCAAATATATTGGTATCCGGGCAAATGTGGATTCAGCCTTGCACGTTCTCCATTTCCAGTTGGAAGGGTCGGAAGAAGAAGCTCTCGATGCTTATAGCGGAGGTTTGATTAGTAAGAACGCCTACTGTTTCGAGCGTGGTAAAATCTCCGATGTGGAAATGAAGCACTTTGAAAAGACGGTGGCCGGTTATGCCGGGAGTATCACCGTCAGGTCGTTTCCCCGCTTTAATTCCAGGGTGTCCACATTGGATATTAAGAACGGCATTGCGGAGTACCGCAAGCTCAATAACCGTTCGCCCGATATAGTGATTATCGACTCTATGGACCTGCTCACGGATGCAAGCCGCAAGATGTGGAATGCGGAGCACGAACGTAGCAAGCGTATTGCCGTAGCGAATGATCTCAAAGATTTGGCGGCTGATGAAAAAGTCTGGATGATAGTCACCTACCAGGCGACAATTGAAAACAGGGAGTGGCTGGATGACGAGAAGAATGTGCTTACAGAGTATAATTGCAGCGAAGCCAAAGGACTCGCACGCCCCTGTACACATCTTATTTCCTTGAACCAATCATCGGCAGAACGGAAAGAGGACATCATGCGCCTGCACATTGCGAAGGCCCGTTTCTTCAAAAAAGGAGATACGTTCCGCATCGCCACGGACTATGATAACGAAGTCTTTTTAGATGTGGCACGTACATTGAATTTAAGAAGATAGGCAGGGACATGGCACTAACAAAAGCAGACAGGGATTATCTGATACGGGAAATCGGTCGGGAAATCGGTGCCAAGCTGGACGGAGCCGGGAAGAACCTTATTTCCCGATGCCCCTTTTGCGGAAAAGAAGGGAAGTTCGGCGTGTATATCGGCAAAGAGACAGAGCGCAAGAAACCGTTCATGTCCCATTGTTTCAGTTGTGGACGTTCCACTTATACTTTGGAACAACTGCTTGCTGAAATCGGACGTTCCGATCTGTTTGTTGCACCCACCGCCGACCTGGATGCCAAGCTGGAGAGTACACTGTTATTTCCCCTTGACAAAGAGGAAGAGATAGACGATTCGCTCGACATCGTAGAGTTACCGGACTTCTACAAACGCACGTTCTCACATCCGTATTTAAAAGCCAGGGGCTTTGTATATGATGACTACGAATATTTTCCGGTCGGCACCACCGGACGGCTGAATTTCCGCTATGACCCGTATGTCATTTTCCCGATTATGGATGCAGGGGACACAGTTGGCTATGTAGCACGCCACACATTATCGAAAGACGAAATAGACCGGCATAACAGCCGGGTGAAACGAAAAGGCGGCTACCGGATTATGCGTTTCCGCAATTCGGTGGAGAATGACTTTGTAAAGCTCCTCTACAATTACGATGCCGTCATTGAGGACGAAACGGATACGGTCGTGCTGGTGGAAGGTATTTTTGATGTTATCGCCCTGACCCGTAAGCTGGACTTGTACGACAATCCCCGGATTGCCATAGTCGCTACGTTCGGGAAGAAGATTTCAAGGATACAAATCTATAAACTGCAAAGCAAGGGTGTCCGGACGGTTGTCTTGGGATATGACGGCGATGCGGTGGAAGCTATCCGGAAAGCGGCAGACCTTCTAAATCCCTATTTTGATGTATTTGTCGCGGACATTCCGGATGCTTCAAAAGACTGGGAAGACCTGAGTTTTAGCGAAATATATCACATTTTTAAAGAGCGGCTGAAAACGCCGCTCCAGTATAAACTAACAAAAGTTCAAGAAAAATAAATGGAAGAATTAAGAAACTGGCTGAATGCCAACAAAATATCTTTTAAGCAAGTAGATGACGAAGTAGTAGAAATCGAAGGGTTCGGCAGTATGTTCCTGGCAGACCTTTCCGGTGTGCAGTCCATTTTTAAGGGGCAGGAAGGAAACCTGCAATTCAACCTGATGGAAAGTCCCGAAGTGCTGATTGAGGAAGGTATTTATTATATAGCATTCAAGTTTGGACGCAACTATTACTATTACGACCTCCGCGAGAAATTCAAGTTCAATATCCTGAAATATGTAGGACAGCGGCAAGTTCCTCTAATGAATGTTGAATTTGTGAATCTGGGTATTCATACCCCCTACGAATTGTTGAACGGTTCGGGTGATCTTGCGCTCTGGGTAAGAAAGGCCCGATACCTTGGTCAAAAAGCTTTAGGCATTTGTGACCGCAACACAATGGCCGCAACACTGAACCTACAGAAAGAATGTGCCAAAGCCGGTATTCAGCATATTTTCGGGTATTCGTTCACTTTGGAGCATCTGGAAGAAAAGGTCGATATGAAAGTATATTGCCAGTCCCAACAAGGACTCAGAAACCTGCTGCGCATACAGAAAGAAATCATGGTTGACAGCGACACACAGACCATCACCCTTCCCGGGTTACTCAGCCATTCCGAAGGAAACGTACTGGTACTGGGAAAACTCTCGGCTTACTGGATGCAGCAGAACCCGCACCTTGTCGCCCTGCTCGAAAAGGCATTCGACAAAGTGTACTATCAGTTCGACGTAACGGAATACAAAGCGGAACGTATCGACGTTGAGGTACTGAAAGCCGCCCAGTTCTTCTTCAATAACTTCTATGTCCCCGAAGCAGACAGCTTTTTGATTGAACCTATACTGATTTGTGACAACTACTATTTGGACAAGGACGATGCCCGAAATAAAATCATTCTGAACAAAATCGCCTCCGGAGCCGCCCATGAACAGAGTGACGAGCAGTATTTCAAGGATACAGACGAACTTTATGCCATGTTCCGGGCAATCTTCGATGAAACAAAATGGAACGTGGATATCCTGTTCAGACGCATGTGTCGGCATACGGTGGAGATAGCATCCAAAGCAGTAGTATGTTACGAGACAGACCGGAACTTCATGCCCCAGTATGATATGACGGCAGAAGAAAAGCAAAGATACGGCGACAGGCACCAGATGTTTCTTGCGCTACTGGAACAAGGGTTCAAGAAACTGGTTCCTGTGAAGTATGAAGAAGAATACCGCAAACGTCTGGATTATGAAATATATATCCTCGAATCTACAAACAATTTGGATTATATGTTGGTACAGTATGATACGGTAAACTGGGCACGGGCAAATGGCATTCTGGTCGGTTGCGGCAGAGGAAGTGCCGGAGGTAGTCTTGTACTTTACCTTTTGGGAATTACCATGATTGACCCCATTAAATACGGGTTGTTGTTCGAGCGTTTCCTTTTGCCTGAACGTGCAGGATTGCAGCCTGGAAAGGTCACTGTAATTGCCGGAAACATCGAATCCAACCATTTTATACAGGTGAAGTCTGCGGATGGGAATACTTTTCTTTTTGACAGGGATGCGAAACTGCTTGTCTGTAGGCAAGGTGCCGAGATAGTCTTGTATGCGGATGAACTGCAATTGGGGGACAAACTTATTTTTGACAACAGGGATATTGTTTTCACATTAAACGAAGCAGTGTATGATTGTTGAAGATATTCAGGAAAAACAGGTAAGCACACCGGGAAAGGTAATGGACTGTTTTGTCGGTGACGGCTTCAGGCAGGGGGACGGTGGCAGTATGCCTGACGTGGATTGCGACTTCCAAAGTGACCGCCGCCAGGAAGTCAAGGAGTATCTGGAACGCCGGTACAATTTGAACGGCAGACAGAGAGTGTTCTCTGCTGGCACTTATTCAACGATGAAACTGAAAGCCGTACTGAAAGATGTATGCCGTGTCTATAAGGTAAATGTCAGCCTGGTTAACTATATCACCGCTATTTTTGAGGATGACAACATGACCTGGACGGACCTGTTCAAGCTGGCGGCAACGAACAAAAAAGTGAACAAGTTCATACAGGACTACCCGGAAGCTATCGAAGACATCCGGAGCATCATGGGGCAACCGCGTTCGGCATCGGTTCACGCTTCAGCAATCATCGTGACCCCTGATACCAATGACGGGAAGGATATGGAATGCTTTGATTATACTCCTATAAAAAAGGTCGATGACATTCTCGTTTCAGAGTTGGACGGGTATTCGATAGATGACACCGGATTGTTAAAGAATGACTGCCTGGGAATCAAAGAACTATCCAAAATACAAGCCGTCATTGATGAATGCAACCGGATTTATCACCCGGATATTTCATTTGAGAAACTTGTCCATAGCAGATTGGATGATAAAAAGACTTACGAACTGTTTGCAAAAGGGTTCAGCCAGAACATTTTCCAGTTCAGTTCAAAAGGCATGACCAAGTTCCTGATGGATTTGAAACCGGACAATATCAACGACCTGATAGCGGCGAATGCGTTATATCGTCCCGCTACCCTGGAGTCCGGCTCATTGGAAAAATACCTCGACTGCAAACGTGGCGATGTGGCTCCCGTATATCTCTGGGGAACGTATAATGCGCTCCATACCACTTTCGGGCAATTGGTTTATCAGGAGAATCTTGCACAGATGGCCCGCGAAGTAGGCGGTTTCTCTTTGGGCGAAGGAGTCAATTTAGTCAAGTATATTTCAAAGAAGAAAACAGATAAAATTCATGCCATGAAAGACAAGTTCATGGAAGGGGCAAGCAAAAACGGTTGCCCCGATGAAGATGCTGTAAGGATTTGGGATATGATTGAGTCCGGTGGCTCTTACCTGTTCAACAAGTGCATAAGTGGGAAAGAAAGCTTCTACCGGTGTCATAGCGGGAGATTCCAACCCACAATAGGTGAAATGTACCGGATTATGCATGACAAGGAGTACGCAGCCATGACAGGGCATATACATTTGTATAATAAGTACAGGCAAAAAGGCTACGGAAACGCTTTCTCTTTGAATGAACACAAACGGTTGGTTAAGAATTGGATAGTTGATATACGCTATATGGGTAAACGCCCTCTTTACAGGATTACGCTGGAAGACGGAAAGACGCTGGATGTAACCGGAAACCACACCCATCCGGTTTTTAGAGGAAAGAAAAGAACAGATGAACTTGTTGCCGGAACAGACCGGATGTATGTTAACATTGGACATATCAAAAAGGACACCAGCTACCGTTTTACAAATAAAGGGGAGATGAATGATATATGGTATCATAATAATGAAAAGGTCACCAATTACACACTGAATTCAACAAAAGGGCAGATGGGATTTACGCATAAGCCGGACAGTGAATATGCCCGACTCCAATACTACCGGAAAAACCTGATGGCAGATCATTGTGAACAATGCGGTTCTGTGAATAATCGTTTGGAAATTCATCATGTGAACGGACATCATGGAGAATGTGGCGAAAAATTCAGCAATCTTCAAACCCTGTGTTCGTCATGTCATAAAAAGGAACATTATCGTATGGGTAGAGTAAAAATGGGAGAACGTGGATTAGGCACGGCTCTCAGGACGGTTCAGTCTGTTGAGTATATTGGGGACGAAGAGGTGTATGATATTGAAATGGAAGCGCCTTATCATACATTTGTCACATGTAATGGAGTTGTGACTTGTAACAGCCATGCTACAGCTTACTCAATCACAGCCTATGTCGGTGCATGGCTTAAAGCTAATTATCCAACGGCATTTTATACGGTGGCCCTCCAGTGGGCGGACGATAAGGAAATCCCTGCCATCATGTCGGAAATGGAACAATGTTCCACGGCAAAGATCGTACCACCTGATGTGAACGTATCCGGTATCAAGTTCTTTACCGATTATGAGACGGACGAAATATTCTGGTCTTTATCAAGAATCAAAATGTTAGGTGGTAAATCCGTAGAATACATCATTGCCGAAAGGGAGAAAAACGGTCCCTTCACCTCGATAGAGAATTTCATCCATCGCATTTTCCGGTACAAGTTGAAAAAGTACCAGTACTGGGATGACCCCGATAACGAACAGGAAGCAACTCGCGTCCCGGTTAACGCACTCCATATCCGCAACTTGATAATGACCGGGTGCTTTGACCGTATTGAAAACGTAAAAGCGGTAGTGGAAAGGTATTCTCTTTTGGAACGTGCAGCAAAGGAACTGGGCTTCAAACTCTCGGACACGGACTTTCCAGCCGATCTCACGGACAAGCATTATTTCTGGCAGATGCAACAGGTAGCTATCTCTGGCATCGGTTCAGTTGACTACCGCCGCATCTATGACAACTCGGATGCCAAGGACAAAATACGAGGCAAAGCCTCCTATATGTCGCTCCGGGACGCTTTATCGCCAGACAACGAAGGCAAACGCATCGCCGTTTGCGCTACGGTGGCGGAACTCAGTGAGATTTCATATAAGGACAGGACTACTGGAGAAAAAAAGAAGTTCTGCAAGATGAAATTGCAGCAAAACAATGATCTTATGGAGCTGGTCATCTGGAATGACTTCTACGCCATCCACAAAAGTGACATCAGCAACTTAAAGGATAAAATGATTATCACCACCTGTATAGTCAAGTATAGCGAATATGCAGGTGTAAACAGTTTACAGAATTATAAAACATCGCTATTATTCAATGTATAACATTTAAACGTGAAACCAATCATCATTGCCATTATCGGGGCTTCGGGTTCAGGCAAAACCTATCTGACGAAGTACCTGAAAAATGAATTGAATGTCCCTACGGTAGTTTCTTACACGACAAGACCTGTCCGTCAGGGAGAGATTGAAGGTGAAGACCATTATTTTATCACGAAAGACCAGTTACCGGCAAAAGAAGAGATGCTGGCTTACACCCGTTTCGGAGGGCATGAGTATTTCGCCCTGCACATGCAGGTGCCCGCAACCGGATTGTGCAGCTACGTCATCGACGAAGAAGGACTGGAAGTACTAACCCGGAAGTATAGTGACCGCTACACAGTAATTGCCATAGCGGTGAAATGCAGCCCGGAGGTATTGCTCAGTCGGGGAATTGCTCCAGAGCGCATTCAGCGTGACAGAGACAGAAGAACACTGACCGAAAACTACTTCGATGCCATTATCTTCAATAACGGCACATTGCAGGAGTTTGAAGAAAGCATTATCCGTGAATTTAAAAAAATATAAGCATGGCAGCACCCAAAGCAGAACCAAGGATATATACGGGAGTCGTCCTGGACTTTGAAACGTCCGGACTGGATTGTACAAAGAACGCCTGTACCCAGCTTGCCATGCAAGGCGTCCGGTTTGATACCTGGGAAGTGATAGACCGGTATGTGAAGTATTTCGCTCCCTATAACAAGCAGGAAGTCGGCACCCCCATCAAACGGAAAGTGTTGAAGAACAAACACGAACTGGAGCAGGAAGCATCCGGCATCCCTATGGTGTACGAGGAAGCCGCATTGACCTACTCAGCTATCACAATGGATACGCTCAAATCCCAGGGAGCCGACTTGAAAGGCATAGCTACGGATGTCATCGAGTTTGGCAGACACTGTACGTTATCCAAAGGCAAGCAGACGAAGCCTATCATTATCGGGCAAAATATCACCTTTGATATTGGATTCCTCCAGCAATTAATGAATTATGCCGGGCTGGTGAAAGAATTTGAGAAGGTCTTTGCCGGAACATTTGATTTCTACGGCAATTTCCAACCCAAGTATTTGGACACGATAGACCTGGGAAGACTGGCATTTGCGCATGACCCTTCAGTTACATCCTATAAGTTGGAACTGACCGCCGAACGGTTAGGCATAGAACTGGATGACGCCCACGATGCCGATGCCGACGTAACAGCAACTCTGAACATTGCAGTCGTATGTTCCAACCGTTTGCGCAATAATACGGGCGGTGCCGGTGCGGCAGTGCAGAAAAAAGAAAAAACGAGAGTTCATTTTAAAATTTGATGTATGGCAGAAGATATTCAGATACCAAAGGAAAGTGAAGAAGTTGTTTCGTTCAAAAAGTCCGACCGCATGAACTACGGTGTCGTGGGGTACGATGGAAACGAACTGATGGCGGTCATATCGGGCTTTGATCTCAATATCAGTTTCAATATGAAGCTGATTAATTCCCTTGCCGATGCCGAAGCCTATGCAAACGGCATGGCAGACGTATTCTATCAGGCTCTTATGGAGCAACTGTTAATCACGGAAAAAGCGGATTTTGTAAACCCTGATACCGCAGCGAAACCTATTCTTTAATAAATAATCCACGAAGCCCGGAAGTTCTTCCGGGTTTCTTTTTACCTGAATGATTGAATGGAAAAGAATGAAGACATCAAACTGACCGCAGCCGAGGACGAATTTTGCAGCCTATATGTTTGTGGTGGCAGCAAGTACGCAGGTCAGGCAAACAAATGCTACATCGAAGTATTCGGCGAGAAAGTAAAATACGTATCCATGGCCGCCAGGCGTTTGCTGGCTAAACCGCATATACTGGCACGGATAAAGGAACTTGTCGAAGAACTGCAGCAGGAAACGGAAACACTTGCAACCAAACTACAAGTGACTGAAACCCTGAAAGCGGTCATGGAGGAAACGTCAACGGCAAAGTACACGGACAAATTTGGGATAGACCTTTCACCGGCTCCGCTCAGGGCGGTTTCCGTCAATGCAGCCAAAGCCCTGATGGAAATGTACCCCATCCGACATAACCAGGAAGCTAAACTGAGAATAGAAGGCGAAAATGGTGTTGTATTTAATGTAATCGTCCCCACCACAACAGACAAGCCCCATGAAGATTAATATAAGCCGCCGGACGGCAGAGAGGCTGGTGTACATCCTTATCATCATTTTCTTTGTCATCTATGGGCTGAAGGATAGCGAGGTGGCGGCAAGGATGATACATGCGGTTTCGGAAGCGTTTACTGTAATATTAACCTCATAACTATGAAGCAAGTGAAAGAATTTATTGAGAATAATTTCCGGTCTTTGATAATCGTAGTCTCCTTTGTAGTCACCATGTATGTACAACATGTCAACAATACTACTCGTATTGTGGAACTGACCAACAGGTGTATTACACTGGAGATGAAGATAGAAGACCAATACGACAAGATTGACGCTATTAAACTGGATAAGGTGGTTTACGAAACCACCCAGCAACAATTTATCAATATGCAGACCGACCTTCGGGAAATGCGCACAGACATCAAGGAGTTATTAAAAAGCATGAAATGAGAATATGGATATTGGTGGCCTGTCTCTTTTTCTCCCTGCAAGGAAACACGCCGGAGTCACAGATAGTGAAAGACTATTTACCGGTTTGTGAGAAAGTGGAACCGGATTTATTCGAGAATGCTGTCCGACTGATTAAAAAGTATGAAGGATGGCATCATGCACGTGATCATCCGTATGTCGGATATGGCCACCGGCTATTGCCGACGGATACTTTCGGCCCTGATATATCAGAAAAGTTTGCCGACTCCCTGCTTCACGATGACCTGAAAAAGAAATGTGCCGTCTTTCGACATTTCGGCAGTGACTCTCTGCTTTTAGGAGTTTTATCGTTCAATGTGGGAGAAAACAGGATACTTCACAGTAAGCTGGTGAAGAAACTGGAAGCGGATGACAGGAATATCAGGGAAGAGTATCTATCCTTTAGAATGTATAAGGGCAAAGTTGTCCGCTCGTTGGAAAAGAGACGAAAAAATGAATATGATTTATTATTCAAATAATTAAAACTACATCTCAAAAAATGATTTATTATGAAAATAGGAACTGTTTTAAAAATAAAGCCGTCAGAAGCACTTTCATTGATGCGGCTGAATATGCTAATAGGTAAAGAGGCTATTATTGTTCAAGACCTCACATCCATTGAACGCCTTAACAAAGGATACATGGTCGAATTGACCGAACCCTATCTGGATGAAGTTGATTGGTTTATTCCACAGGAATCCATAGACGATGAAAATTAGCTTCAATCAAATTCTTCTCCTGCTTACCTTGGGATTAGGGATAGCAACATATACCTTATATAACTGGGGTAGCAGGATGAAAGAGGGAAGGGACACTTACCAAAGCAACACCCGGGCATTACTCAGTGATATTGAGCATATCCGGATTGACTCGGCAATGATGGCATCAACCATTCAGGTTCTCAATCTATCACTGGATGAATATGAAAAGTATCGGGCGGAAGATGCGGCGACAATCAAGAAAATGGGTGTGTGCATCAAAGATCTGGAAGCAGCCGGAAGGCACGATGTGGAAGTCAATGCTCCGGTAGATGCTACAGTGAAAGATACGACTGTTATCAGAGATACTGTGAAAGTTATTGTTAAGGCAGTGAAAATGGATACGCCATACATTAAACTGAACGGTATCATCGAAAATAATCATCTGAAAGGGAACATCCATTTGCCAGTGCATCTGCATCAAGCCTTTTGGATAGAATACAAACACCGTTTTCTCTGGTGGCGATGGAAAGTAAAAGCAATACACCAGACTATTTCAAGTGACAATCCGTATGTCGAAATCAAATATACGGAATTCATTAACCTAAAAAAATAAGTTCATGTTATTCAGAAAATCATTTCAAACAAAGATCGAGAGTGCAAACCGTGTATTTACAGCGACCATCGAAAAACTGAAGAATATCCAGACGGATATGACCGCACAGATTGACAAGAACCAGGCAAAAATGCAAAAGTTAGCAAATGACAACACCGAACTGGAAGCCATGAAGCTAAAAGCTGCCCGTCAAATCGAAGAAATCAGTAAATTCATTGCATGATGGCAGAACAGGAACCTTACGAGCACGAACAGCTTGACCCGAAATGGGATAATAAACATTGTATTCCATTCTATAATCCCCATATCAACAAGTTCTACGCTAAGGCTGTTTATGACGGCAATATCGTAAAGCGGTCTTATAGTGATACATTACGGGAGTTGAGGCGGAAGATGAAAAATTACCATTAAACACAACGAAAGGGACTTAGGTCCCTTTTTTTATATCTTTTCTCCGGACAGGAAGGCTTGCAGCATTTCTTCTATAGTGTCAAATTCATAGTCCTCACCAAATGAATCCTCCGAAGCATCGCCAATCGCATATTTATGCTTCTCCAAAAGGCAACGGAAAGTCCATAACTCCCTTTGCCCAAGCCATAAGCACCCTTCTTTGCACCACTCAAAGATTGATATATTGTCACATTCAAAATATCCGAAGAAGTTATTGTTAAGTTTGTAATACGCCACAAGTTCACTCACTATTTCAGCCGGAACACCATAATCCATACAATTTCTTCGGAACCCTTGCAATTGGCTCTCAGTCGCCGGTTTACAGGATAATTTATAATTGTCCCTATACTTATCAAAGAGTGTCTGTATCCTGTTTATTTCCATATCAGTCATTAAATATAATTTCCGGTTACTTTTCATCGGCGTAACCTTTTGCCATGATGGTGCAAAGATAACAATAGATAGCCCACCGTACATCATTTTATCTTTCTGATTATAACACCTTCATTGCCTTCAGGGAGAAAATAAACATCAAACTGTAAACGTTTATAGAACCTCTCCAAATCTTTATGGTGGTCTCTGTCCGGCAACACAGGACTCAGCCAACCCGCTACAATTCCGATATGTTGTTCCCGTGCCCGTTCTATAAAATAAGATAATAGAGTGCTGCCGTATCCATTATTCTTTTCCGAACATTGTATCTCACAAACCGTAACCATGTCTGAAGAGTTTATATCATAATCAACCCCAGCTTTTTTCAATAAAGACAGAACATGTCCGTTTTCACCTGTAGTGGCTCCTAAATGACAGCAGCGTACTCCATACTGTGAACGCAAATTAGTCAATACAATATCCGTGGAGCGCATGTCAGTACCATAACCAGAGATAACAACAATCTCGTCTTTGGAAGTTAAGGCCAGACTGTTCCACTTATAATCTTTGATGACCGCCTTCATATTCTTCTCCCAATAACGAAATCCATCCAGCTTTGATTTCAGTTCGTATATCTCTTTGTCGTCCCTGTCACGTACTTCCCTATGTATCTTAATTGTATTCTCCAAGTGTTCAAAATCATACTTATATACCCATTTAAAGAATGGACGAAGGAGCAAACGGAATATTTCTATTATTATCATATTAATACTGTTTTTTGTTATTCACTATAATTAAAACCGGCCTTTATTTCTCTAATTGCTGCAACATTTTTTATGTAATACCACAAATATAGTATATCCATCCCGGATAAATATTATTCAAAACAAAGAATATGACTTCTGTGTTACCTTCTGCTGGTTTTTGCCACTTTTTGCCATGTTCCTCTACCTTTAACTTTTTGCCTATTTACCCCCTTCACCTTTAAATCTACCTAATCTTTAGAGTAAACATATAAATCTAAAGTATGAAACTCGCACTAAAGAGAAAATTCCTCGGTGACAAATACACTATCGGGAATTTATTCATTGACGGCAAATTCTTCTGCAACACTATTGAAGATACAGTAAGAGAACTTCCCGCTGTTTGTCCCAAGACTCCCAAAGGCATCGCCTGCAAATGTGCGGGTAAGGTGTATGCCCAAACGGCAATCCCGGCAGGAACTTATAAAGTGACTATGGAGTACAGTCCAAGGTTTAAACGGGTGCTCCCTTACCTGCACGATGTCCCACATTTTATCGGTATCCTTATCCATTCAGGCAACGATGAGACTGCCTCTGCCGGATGTCTGATCTGTGGAAATAACACAATCAAGGGTAAAGTCACTGACTCCCGTATTACCTGTGATAAATTGAACGCTATACTATCTAAAGAAAAAGACATCACAATCGAAATTAAAAATGGCAAGTAAAAAACTCGTTGCGCCTAAAAACCTTAATATCGACTTTAGCCCTTCCCAAAAACAATATGACTTATGGAAACTACTTCAACCGGAATGTCCGGTTTGTGGGGGAGAAGTGGAGCAAAGACTGATAGGCTACGACACCAACCACAATCCGAAGTATAAACCTCACTGCGTCAAGTGTGGCAATTCAAATATACCGCAACTCATTCTGGGAGGCGGTGCTGCTGGTAAACGACTCCATCTGCCAGCCTATATGGTAACATATAGTAAACAAGCTCTTTAATTGCTGGGAAGTCCTAACTACGTGTTAGAAGGATAATCAGCAGCCGAGCCGAAAGGCGTGGTTCAACGACTATTCCGAAAGGAAGTACAATCAAGCGATTGGAAACAAGAGCCTCCAGAAATGGATGAAGATATAGTCTGTTCTACATGGAAACTTGTAGCAGCGTAAAGCGGTTAAAGCATAGCGAACTTTAATGAACTAAAAAGGGAGGAAAATCTTATTTGGCAAGCGTTTGGCTTGTAAGCAGTTGTATCCGTTTTCCGGATGTGCGGGCTATTGTAGCGCGAAAGACTCTGAAATCATTGAAAGAAAGTACCTGGAATACGATACGCATGATTATCAAAAATTGGGGACTGGTTGAAGATGTAAATTATCATATCAATAATGTAGCCGGAACTCTCCGGTTCTGGAATGACTCAGTAATTCTTATGTTGGATTTAGCCGATCAGCCAAGTGATCCGAACTTTGAAAGGTTCGGAAGTATGGAAGCTACAATATGCGCTACCGATGAGGTCTCGGAAATAAGCCAGAAAGCGATTGAGGTATTATTCTCTCGCTTGCGTTGGAAAACACACGAAACTTTCAAAGTATCAAAAATGCTGTTAACCACCAATCCCACAACAAACTGGGTAAGGTCAAGGTTTGTACAGGACGAGAATGGAGATAAGGTCATTACACGTGAAGGAGAGTTTTATGTTCCCTTCAGCGTCTTTGACAATCCGGATGTAGCCTTCCGTCAAACCTACGAGGCAGCCTTGACTAAAATCAGCGATCAGGCAACGAAGGAAAGGTTGCTTTACGGCAACTGGGATTTCGTGGAAGCAAACTCAATGGCGGTTTACAATAAGTTCGACGGAGCGAAGCATTTGGTAGCGAACCTGAAAGAAAGCGTTTATGACCCGACAAGGCCGCTGGTTACATCATGGGACTTCAATGTTGCTCCACAGATGTCTTCTATCGGGGCACAGATTGATTACGAGAATAAAAAAGTATATATACTGGAAGAATTTCTGGGCAAGCCGGAGGATAAGGAGAACAATACCCCCGCCTTGGCCCGTAAGATGAAGACAAAGTTCTATCGGGACAAGCACATTGGCGGTATTGATGTAACAGGCGACCCCAGCGGCTTACAACGCTCGACAACAAACGAGGACGGTGTGAATAACTATACAATCATCGTGGATACCTTTGGGAAAGGGATATTGCGACCCAAAATCAAATTATTGAAAAAACAACCTCCTCAATCCACCCGTTGTGATTTTATCAACGAGGTTTTCTCCGGTTATTGTGGCTGGGAGATAATGATAGACCTCCGTTGCAGACGCTTGACAGAAGATTTGATCTACCAGTTACGCAACGAGGACGGGACCAAAAGTAAAGCTAAGGTTACAGACCCCAAAACAGGGGTCAAATACGAGCGATACGGGCATTTATCCGACTGTCTGGACTATCTGCTCTGTTACTATCTCCGGGATGCCTGGTACAAGTTTAAATCGGGTGATGTGAATGTGAGCATATTGTCCACCGCAGTAATAAACGAAGGATTTAATTATTAGAAACTATGTATAGACGCTTTTTAAATAATGATGACTACCTGGGAGTCGTAACAGCCGATGCGTTGTCCCAGATGACGAGAGGAAATGGTGACAGGTTCATTCAAGCGGAAGAAAGCGCAGAAATGAGCCTTGTAGAATACCTGAGTGAAAACTACGAGGTAGAACAGGAACTACACAAAGGGAAATACATCGCCGACTATGACCGGAAAATCACTTATCCTGTAGGAGTGCATATATATCACGAAGGACGGATATGCGAAGTCATCCGCGCCATCAGCGGATATAAGGCTCCTGCGCCCTTTGAATACTGGGAGGAATACACCAGACAGGAAACGGACAATATCAAGCCTTATTCTCAATTTGAGACCTACTACAAAGGGGATATTGTAACCTGCAACGAGACTACCTATATATGCCTGCATGAAAACGGTTATAAATTCAGTGATATACGTATTCCGATGGTCACAGGCTGGTTGGAAGCTTTTTATGAAGAATGGCAACCCGTAGAATACAACCTGTGGGATGTAGTGCTTTTCGAAAGTGGATTTTATACTCTCATGTCCCAGGAAAGGTTCGACAACAATCAGACTCCGTTGGAATCAGCCTGCTGGGGTGCTATCGCCGATTACGACCCGGACTACAACGAATACGAACTAAATGGGCACGAATATGTAGTGTTGGATAACAAGGTATTTTATCCGGAACTGGACCCCAATGCGGATATACCGGAGATAGGTAGAAACCTTTCCCCGAATGACCCTCGTAATTTCAATCTGAAAAAACATATGGTCAGGTTGGCTATGTACGAACTTACAAAGTTGATAGCACCAAACAATGTCTCGATTGTGCGCATCAAGGATTGTGAAAGCTCGATGAAATGGTTGTCGGATGCGGCTAAACTGAAACTAAATCCACAAATTCCGAGAAAGTTATCTGATGATAAAAAACCGGTGATGGATTGGCAACTATCCACTTTCCAGACAAGTTATGACCCATATAAAAATCCGTGGTTAACTTAGTTATTGCAAAAACTGGGATATCAGACTACATGCTAATATCCCAGTTATTTTTAACTCTGTTATTCTCATCCAACTCACAAATCACTTTTACTCCGCCAGCAAGAGTCACTTCAACTAATTTTTCTCCCTCGGCACCCTCTTCTGCTATTATCACACCTGCTTCTGCCATTGCATTAACCATTTCATTAGCCTGTGCAATTTGCTCCTGTGTGGTGGTAGGAGTTGGCATCTTTTCCTTGTCTTTTTTCATGTTTATACTTTATTGTGCTTGCTGTTTCAGCAAACGGTTTTAAATAAAATGCGTGGAACATTAACCCATCTCAATCCAGGAACGGCCAAGCCCCACGTCAATGATAAGTTACGTCCACGCAAATCGTGAACGTCTAACTTATACCCTATATTGACGTATCTAAAATTGGCCGTTTTGGATCGTTAGAATATTATAGCTAAACGCATATTATTATTTAATCTCCTTATTTCCTCTTACTATCTATTTCTACGCTTTCTATTTTATCAATTATATATGCAAAAATAGAGATTTATTTTGTATTCAATAGCATTATTCTTCATTTTTCAGACAAACTCGTAGTTCCGGCAATGATTTTTGTATCACAGCCATCGGACTATAACCAAAGATGTTTTTTATAGTAACATTTGCCCCATACTCTAATAGTACATTTGTGATATTGATATTAACTTTCTCTGTTACACATTTATACAGTGGCGTATTTCCGAATTTATCTATTGGGTCTATCACTGCATTCTTCCGTAACAATGCTTCAACAACACTATAATTATTCTCCTGGACAGCAAAATGTAGGGGAGTGTATCCGTTGCGGTCGGCTTGGTTAAGATTAATCTCTGTTTCATTTATCAAGTGCATAGCTAAGTCTGTCCGTCCTTCCAAAATACAAATACTCAGAATACCTCGGTTGTCTTCATTAATGGAGTTGATACCATATCGCTGGATGAACGCATCAAGCACGTCCACGTTTCCTTCAACCAGTATATCCAGCATATCTAATTCATCAAAAATATTTTCTTCTTCCAT